AGTGGATGGGGAGCGGTGGCACGACGCACGGCCGTGCCACCGCTTCCGGGTGAGGTTGCGTCAGACGCTGACGCCAACGCGGGCCAAACGGCCCGTGTAACGGCTCGCACGAACAGCCAGCGTGGTGTCGCTGACAATCGCGTAAGGAAGCGTGTCGGGCGCGGCAGTCGTTGCGTAGACATCCAAGGGCTGTGCTTCGCGCACGTACGGGCGCACGACGTTGTTCTTGTCGCGGCTGATCAGGTAGATGTTCTCCTGGCCCGTCGACGGCGGCAGCATCGCGGTGCTGGTGCCGTAGTAGGCGGTCGGCAGGGTGCCCGGAACCGTCGCACCGTTCTGCGGCACCAGCGCAGTGCCGGTGTCCACGATGCTCGTGGTGAGGACCGGCGTGACGCCATCGTTGGCGAGGCCGACGGTGCCGTCGACGTAGCCGAGGAGCGTCTCGGAGCCCGCCGAGGTGCCGCGGTAGACCTTGTACAGCTGCGGCTGCAGACCGTCCAGGCCGGAGGGGGTGGAGAACGACAGGGTGATGGTGTTCGTGCTGGTGCCGGAGCCGGTGGCCTGGGACACCTCGCCGGAGACACCGATCTCGCCCTGGCGCGCGACGACCGCGGAGACCTTGTAGTAGTAGGTCGTGGACAGCGGGATGCTGCCGCCGGTGGTCGCGGTCGCGGTGGTGACCGTGCCCATGCTGTACCCGCGGGCCTGCAGGAACGAGGTCTTCACCAGCGGGATGTTGCGGTAGGTCGGTACGATCAGACCGGTCGCGACCTCGACCTGGTCGACGAACCGCTGCTGCGACACCTGCAGCTGGGCGATCTTCGACGCGGCGGTGTTGGACAGCACGATCATCCAGGTGTCGTCGAACACCGGCATCGCGGCGTTGGTCTCCACCATGTCGATCAGCTCGTCCAGCATCGCCAGGGACAGCGTGGTGCCGGCCTTGTCGATGGCGTTCTGGAAGCCGCCGGAGAAGGTGTTGATCTGGGTGTCGAGGCCGTCGAACTGCGGCTGCGCACCGGTGGCGGTGGCGGCGGAGTTGCCCCAGCAGATGCCGGTCTCGATGTCCCAGTACAGGCCCCGGATGGAGCCCTCGATTTCCGTCTCTCGCAGGTCTCCGATGACCTGGCGGGTGACCTCCTGGGCGTAGCCGGTGACGGCGCCCACGACCTGGAGGTGCTTCATCTGGAAGTTGTTCTGCACGTACGTGCTGTTCGCGACCGGGCGGGCGCCGCCGTCCGGAACGAACCCGCCGGACGCGACAGTGGTCCGCTGGTTGAAGTAGTACTGGTCGGCGTTCCACGACACGGTCGGGATGGACCGCACCAGCGGGGAGTAGCGGCGCTGGTACTCCAGCAGCACGGGGTCGATGACCTTGGGGATAAGTGCGGATGCACCAGCAGCGTTCAGCGCCTCACGGAGCTCGGACGGCATGGTGATCACCAACTTTCTGCCTCAGAGATGGCGAAAGCCCTGCCGCGTCTGCGGTCAGGGCCTTGGAGGTTGGGTGGGCGACCATCTCTGCCGTGCGGCACCAGCCCGGCGGGCTGGCGGTCAGGAAGCGTGTGGGTGGAGGGCGTTGCGGCCGGGTCGGTCAGGCCTGCGGGCCCTGGTAGCGGGCGCCGAGGACGTGCGAGGCGGTCGTGGGGCCGAAGAACTTGGTGCGCTCGTCCGGGGTGTACTGGTGCAGCGGCTTGTTCGGCCACGAGTTGGGGACGCCGTACTCGTTCAGGCCCGGCTCGGTGCCGCCGCTGCCAGCGGTCTCCTGGACCTGGGCGACGTACCCCTTGCGGGTGGGCGGACCCTGCCGCTCGACGGTCTCCTGCACCGCACCCGGAAGCGCCTTGGCGATGCCCTCGGCAACCAGGCGGGCGATGCGCTGGTCCTCGGTCTCCTGCACGGGCGGCGCGACGGGCGCGGCCTCGACGACCGGCTCCGCAGGAGCAGCCTCGACCGGCGCCTTCGGCGCCATCGCGGTCACCAGACCGTTGATGGAACCGATCAGGGTGTCGAACTTCGCCGACAGGACAGCAACACCGTCCTCGGTGCCCGGGGTCTCGGCCGCCGGGGTGGTGGTCTCCGCCATGGGAGCCTCCTCCTTGTTGGGGGTCTCGGCGGCCGAGTCGGGCGCCGAAGTCTCAGGTGCGGTCTCCGCCGCGTCACTGTCGGGCGCCTTGCACACGTCGCAACCACACGCGCAGGGGCAGCCGTCGGCGACCGCCATGGGGTGGGGGACAGCGCAGCCGCAGCCGCAGGAGCAGGCGGAGCCGGGAAGGTTGCCGGCCATGTCGTCCTCGTCGTCGTTGTCCATGCCGTGGTCGGTGTCCTCGTCCGGGGCACCGGGGACGTCGATGTCGGCGTCCATGTCCGGGTCGAGCGCCATGAGCGCGTCGCAGGCTCCGGCCATCGCGGCGCGGCCGACGAGGTCCAGGTCGTGCGCGTCGAGGAGCGTCGAGGAGACGGTGACCGTGGTCGGGCCGTTGGTCAGCGACAGGTAGAGGCTGCTGGAACTCATGGGCATGTCCCAGCACTCCGCCAGGGACTCCGTGAGCGCGTTGGCGGGCTCGATCAGCCAGCCCTCCTGCGTCGCCACCGTGACGCCGAAGCCCTTCAGGGCCTTGACGATGCGGCCCTTGACGCGCTTCAGCTGCGCGGACGTGTAGGCACGAGCATTGTCGGCCTGGTTGATGTACGCCCACGCCGCCTTGGCCTTCGCCTTGGTACTGAGGTCGTACCGCTGCTTGCCGTCCTTCTGGTAGCCGGGGTCGGCGTACTTGCGGCCAGCGTCGTCCGACAGGCCGGAGTCGCGCTTCGACACGGCCGGAGTGTCGGCCTCGCTGATCGTCACTGTGGCCTCCGCGACGGACTCGGTGATCGGGACCCGCTCGCTGCCGTCGGACTCGCGCGGATGCGCCGGCATCGGGTCGACGCTGTCGATGCCCGCGCCCTCGACGCCGGGCTTGCGGGTGTAGTCCAGGCCGTCGAGCTCCAGGTCGTCGGCGGTCTCCACCGCCTGGCCGTCGTGCTGCACCCGCCGGACCGGGCCGAGCCACGCGCCGCGAATGCTCACGCCCTTGAGGACCGGGTCGGGCCCGGAGATCAGGGAGTGGATGTCCCGGCCGTGCGCCGTATCGGTCAGGACCGCCGTGTACTTCGCGGACCCGTCGGCTTCCTGCGTGAGGGACGTGAGGCGGCCGACGATCCGAGTGGAGTCGTCTCCCGCGTCGTGGTGTGTGAGCGTGGTCAGCGGCATACCGCCCTCGGCGATGCGCTGCTGCGCCCGCTCGACGGCCTTCCCGATGGCCTCGGCGGTGTACAGGCGGTTGTTCTTGGAGACGCCGGGCCGGATCGCGGTCCCGGTGACGGTGGCGATCGCAGCCATCAGCGTCCTCTCAGTTCTCGGGTGGTGGTACGCCGCGGCTTCGGCGCCGCGGGCCGGTCGGCGAGCAGGCGCAGGAGTGCGGCACGTACGTCGGGGTCGTTGTCGATCGCGTCGACGAGCAGCGCCCGAAGCGCCTCGACGTCCGGGGCTGGTTCGTCGTGGTGACGGCCGGGTGGCCGTTTCGGGCGCTCGTACATCAGCGGCCAGTCAGGCAGATCGACACCTGGGAGAACACCGGCGTCGTGCCAGTGAGGACCCATGCGACACGGCACCAGCGCGGCAGGACGAACGCGGCACTGGACGTGGATACGTTCGGCATGTGCAGGCCCGCGAACGCGGACGCCGAGGCGCCGCTCGCATTGACGGTGCTGGTCTTCGCGACGGCGGTGATCCAGTTCCCGTCGGGGTCCTGCACGTCGAGCTGGACGGCCAGAGTCGGCGTGGTCCCGGTCGGTGCCGCGCCGAGATACACCGACAGCCACACGTCGGTGACGTCGAGCAGATCGATCAGCGTCGCACCGCTGTTGCCGTTCGCGGAGATCATGGTGGTCAGCGGAGAGGACTCCAGGTCCCACAGGGTCCGCGGCACCGGGTTGTAGACGCCCATGGTGTCCTCCTATGTGGTGAACCAGTCCGCGAAGCCGGACAGGTCGAGGCCGGCGTCCAGGACGCAGCGGCAGCGCGGATGTGCGGGGCATTCAGGGACGGCATCCAGCGGGTACGGGCTGCTGTCCTCGTTGGCCTGGCAGGCGACACAGACCCGGCCGTCGCCTGCGGTGATCCAGTTGACGGCCATGAGGTTCTGCAGCTGATACAGGCTCATAGCGCCCGCGCCCATGGCGGTGGTCATGGCCCAGTCGGTCGTGAAGTCCACGGCGTCGACATCGTCGTCGTCGAGCCCTTGGGAGGCGGCGTCGAGCATCTCCTCGTAGCTGGCCGCGGCCTGCGCCTGGGCGGCGAGGATCCGGGCGAGGTCTTGGGTGGCGCGCTCGACGAGCCGGGCGAGCCACATCTCGGCCTGTGACCACAGGGTGTCGAGGCGCTCCAACTGCTGGTAGGCGCGGGCGAACCCAGCGTCCCAGTCCAGGCCGTCCTTGCCCGCCCGTTCGGCCGCGATGGCGACCGCGCCGAGGATCCCCTCAGCTTGTCCGGCGGCGAGCGCGTCCCGCAACGACTGCCGAACCAGCGCCCAGCCGGGCGTCAGGGGTAGGCCCTGCAGCATCGACCGCGCTGCGGCGAGTGCTGCAGCCTTGATCTCGTCGTCGCGCTGCTGCTGGTCTGCGGTGGCTTCGGTGAGGCCGAGCTGCTGGCGGAGGCTGTGGAGGCCGTCGCGGAACAACCTCGGCCGGATCAGCTGCCGCCAAGCATCGGTGACGGTCGCCGTGTACTGGGCGATCAAGTGCTCGCGGTGCCGGAACAGCTCCGCCCACATGCCTTCGAGTTTCCCGAGATGCAGGGTCACTTCGAGAATGGCCGGGTCTTCGGCGTACTCACAGGCCACGGCAACGGCGACCTCGCAGGCCATCTGCACCCGCTCCGTCATCGGGCCGCCTGTGGCCGCCCAGCCCGAGGCGAAAGCGTGCCGGGCGTACGGCGCGATTGGATGCGACACGCTCACCCCCAGGGCCAGCAGCGTCAGCCGGATCGATCAGGTGTCCGCACATCGAGCGGGCTTGCCGGTGCCCGTCACAGTTCCATCACCTTCCCCGCCCGATTCCCGTGCCGCTGGCAGCCCGTGCAGCAGACTGGGCCGATGACCACGCCACCCAAGGCACCACAGGCACCCCGAGGCGTCGACGTCTACGTCAACCACAAGAAAGGGCGCATCGAGGCCGGCTTCTGGAACACCCCGCTGACTGGTGCCAGCATCCTCACCATCGACAACACCGGGCAGAGAGTCACAGTCACCCGCATAGCCATGACCGGGATCTTCGCCTGGGCGCTGAAGAAGAAGACCGGCGACCTCAGCATGGTCGTCGCCGGAGCCAACGGCGACAGCTGCACCGTCTCCGTGAAGCCCAAACACGCCGCAGAGGCGATGACTTGGGCCGCCACGTTCAATGCGTGGAGCCAGGCCGTCAGCTAGCCGATCTCCTTCGGCAGCAGCGCGCCAACGTCCTGCGCCCGCAACGGGTGCTCGGGCAGAGTGTCCGGCTCCAGGGCCGCCCCCTCACCAGGCGGCGGCCACTGCGGCGGATCCTCCGGCGGCGGGTCAGGCGGCGTACCCATCGTCATCGCCTCCTGGAAGCCTCGCCAGCGCCTCCCGCAACCGGGCCCGGAACTGCGCCCGGATGGACTCCCCGCCAAACGTCGGTTCGCCGTCGTCCCCCGGCGGCCCTGGGGACATTGCCACGGTGGGCGGAGCGGGCAACACCGCAGGCTTCTCGACGGTGACCGGCTCGCCCGCGACCGGATCGGCCAAGTCGAGGGGAGTGCCCTTGAGCTTGGCCGCGATCCCGGCCTTGGATGCGGCATCCATGTCGACCCACTTGACCAGGTTCTGGCGGTCCACCAGCACGGCGTCGTCGCCGCCCTGCGTCGGTGGCTCGCCGATCTCCGTGCGGTAGCGGTTCAGCGTCCAGGAGCCGTTCCGCAGCCGCATGTCGCGGATGCCTTCGATCGTCGTCGAGTCGCGCATGTCGATGTCGCGGAACTTCAGATGCCAGCCGGTGATCCCGAACCCCTGGCGGGCGAGGTGGAAGTTCAGCTTCTCCAGGACCAACTGCGCGATCGGATCGCAGGTGTTGACGCGGAACGTCTTGTCCTGTGCTTCGCCTGTGCCGCCGCCGAGGTTCCCCGACTCGATCACCCCGGCCTTCGCGGGAGGGCAGCCGTAGCAGGCGAGGATCTCGTCGCGCTTCTGGTCCAGAAACGACTCAAGGTCAGCGATCCGGCCCTGCGCGAGCTCGACCAGCGTCGCGCCGCCCTTGGTCGCGATCGGCGTCCCCATGTTCCGAGGGCCCACATTGCGGGCCGCGTACTGCTGCAGCCAACGGTTCATCTCCGGCTGCTGCATCCCAGCGGGGAAGTCGACGTGCACCGTCAGAGGCATGCCCTTACGGAAGTACTCCTTGCCGGTCGACCCCGCAAAAAGCCACGCCGTGATCGGCAGCAGAGCGGCCTGCGTCGGAGAGACACCAAACACGCCGGCGCGCGGCGAGTCGAGAGCGATGTGAATGACATCGCGCGGCTCGAACGTGGCACGCTGCCCGAACTCGGTGATCTGCACGTAGCCGGTGATCTGACCGTGCTCGTCCGCCTTCGGGTACATCGTCGGGCAGTCAAGGTTGTAGAGGGCGACAGGAACGTTCCCCACCCAGGAGACCTCGATGAACGCGTCCCCGAACACCAGCAGGTCGGTGATGACGTTCCGGGTGAGCTTGCGGATGTCCTCGTCGGGGTTGCAATACGCCATCAGCCGTTCGAGGGCGAGTACTTCCGGCGGCTTGTCAGGCTGCTCGTGGTCGCCTTCGCCGTCGTCCTGGTCCCAGTCGGTGACGAGGCCCCCGGCGGTGATGGTCCGGGCGATCGCGTTCGTCGCCGCCCAGGCCCACGGGCACGCGAGGTACGCCTCGTGGAGCTCCTGCATCAGCGAGCTGCGGTCCGTCTGGGTCGACGTACCCATGCCTTGGCGATATTCGGTCAAACCGCCGGGCGGAATGCCTACCTCGAAGCCTGCCCGCTCGGGGATCTTCGGCGGACCCGCGAGCGCCGCCTCGAAGACCGGCTGCGGGGCATCCCGGCGGAACCATGTGCGCGGGCTCCAAGAAGCCACGACTACCCCCTCGCTGGTCAGATGAAGGGGGACGTCTGCGTAGTGCCGCGCTGCTCGGCGTCGTCGTCAGCCCACGGGTCGATCTCGGCCTGGCGTGGCCGGTGGGCGATGCCTTGCCCGAACTCGCCTAGCAGAGCAGCGAGCTGCTCGTCGACTGGCGTGTCGAGGATCGGGAACTGTGGGCCGCCACCGATTGACATGATCAAATAGCGGCCCGCATCGTACCAATGGTCCGGGGCATCGGTGTCGACGTCCTCAGGCCGGTGCGGATCCCGGGGCAGTTCGCCCATGGTCTTGGTGAACTGCGGGCACGTTCCGTCTAGGACGTGCAGCATCGGGCAGGTCGCCCATCCCAACTCGCGGTGGTGCGCACATGCAGGTGCCTCGGCCAGGTAGGTGTGGTACCTGGCCTTCCCGCCGAGGCGGTCGTTGTCCGCCCGGGTGAGGTGCAGGCCCTCGATGGCCATCTGCTCGGCGGGCGGCAACGACGAGCCCGTCTTTCCCCACATCGCCGGGTCGGCCGCGATCGACACCAGGGCGTGCCCGGTGTTCGCTTCAAGGATCTGCCGAGCCTGATCACGCTCAGGGGTCTGCACCATCGTCAGCTCGCGGTAGAACCACAGGCGTCCATCGTTGTCGCGGGCCGCAGCCATGTAGACCGACGGGGCGGCCCAGCCGTAGTCCATTCCGCCGCGGCGCTGCCAGGCGGCGGGGACGTCGAAGAGCGGGACGACGATTCGGTCGCGCTTCCAGTCGGGGAAGGCGGCGTCAGGCATGGCGGACCAGTCCCCGTCCTTGATTCGGGCGCGCAGGTCGGGGTCGGAGATGCCTTCGAGGGTCTTGTCATAGTCGCCGACGTAGGGGTTGTCGCTGGCCTTGGCCGGGATGAAGATCCTGCGCCGTCCCGCCTTGTCGCTGACTTCCCTGGAGCCGTAGTCCGTGGCATCGACGTAGTCCGCTTTGACGACGCCGTGTCCAACGTGGCCGGGGTTTGATGCGGAGCGGGCCCCGAGGCTTGGCACGCCTTCGACGCCGGAGCGGATGCGCGTGTAGAGGAAGTCGACGACTTCGGGCGGCATCGTGGTGCGCTCGTCGATGATCAGCATGTTGATCTCGGCCGAGGATAGGGCCGCAGCCTCTTCCATGTTCTTCGCGTGCGCGAAGGTGAGGATCGACGCCCCAGGGAATCGCAGCTCGTACTTCGACCCGTTCCACTGGCCGCCGAGGGATTTGGCGTACCCGTAGCGTGCGAGGTTCCGGAGCACGGACTGGTTCAGCTGCGGGAATGTCTTGCGGAACCAGAAGATCTGGATGCCCGGGTATCGGATGCAGGTGCGGATCGCCAGTGCGAGGAGACTGGCGGACTTTCCGCCGCCGCCTGCGCCGCCATAGAGGACGTCGAGGTCTTCGTCGGGCAGGTTCAGGAACCGCTCCTGGGGACACTCTCCGCACATCGGTGGTAGCTCGTCCTCGGGCATGCCCGAGAGGCGGGCGAGCACGCGGGGCTTGCACACCGGCTCGAAGCCGATCACCGCCCAGGGGTCGACCGGCGGCTCGTCGAGCTGGTCTGCGAGGAGATCGAACGCGTCGAGCACCCCCACCACCCCCGGTCAGGCCGCCCGGACCGCCCTCAGCTTCTGGGCGATGACCTGCTTGGCCCGCGTCGTCTGCTCGGGCGTCAGGCCGGCGGCCACCAACCCGGCTTGGATCGCCTCCATGAACACGGCGGCCTTCTTCTCCTCGATCTTCATGAGGCGCTCATCGATGTTGAGGCGGGCTATCGTGCCGAGGACCGTGTTGCAGCGGTCCATCGCCCGCTCATACAGGGCGACTTCCGCGCGGAGCTGCTCGCCCGCGCCCCCGAGGTAGCGGATGTCAGTGAGAGCGTTGACGCGGTCGGCGAGGGCCTCCTGCCACGCCACGACCTGCCCGGCCAGCTGCGAGAGCGCGGTCAGGGGATTCTCGACCGGGCCGACGTCTAGTTTGGCGAGGGTCTTGGTGACCTTGACTTCAAGGTCAGCCTCGGCCAGCCGACGCTCGGCCGCCGCCAGGCTCTTGGGCGCTTTGCCGCCGTGGATGCCGCAGACGTTCTGGCCCTTCATCGCCCAGCACACGCAGCGGTGGCCGGCCTTTTCGGGGTCGGTGTTGTTCTTCGAGTAGTTCGCGGTGCAGCGGCGCTCGTCAGGGATGTTGTGCTTGAGGCAGTAGTCGGTGCCGGGGCGCTTGGGCTGCTCGCAGCGCTGGCCCCGGAGTTCGGGGCGCTGCCGGTACTTCTCGCCGTAGATGCCTTGGCAGCGCTGGTCGTCGGGCGGGATCTCGGTCACTGGATCACCTCCAGTGCGCGGGCCCGGTGTTGGTGGGCTGCGGGGCGCGTTCGGGGTGTGGTTCGGGTGTGCAGGAGCACTTCGGGTGCGGGGTCTGGTCGCCGTGGGGGCCGGTGCAGGTGGCCTGGTGGATGAGCCCGGCGGCAGCCTGGTCGATGGCGTGGTCACCGCACGCGAACACCGCCGTCGTGGAGTCCGTGATCGACGGGAGCGGCCCGAACACGATCGGGTTCTCCGGGTCCTGCAGCAGGATCCGCTCGGCCCGGATCACGTTGATCCGGGCGTGCTCCGCATCCATCTCCGCCTGCGTCAGGCGGCGCTGCCACTGCACCAGCGCGGGAGCATGGCAGCGCTCACAGACCGGGCCCGCGGTCATCGGCGGGAGAGGCTGTGCGACGACAGGCTCAGGCGTGCCGAGGTTGGGCATCGATCCTCCTCAGCCGATCGCTACGAGCCGGGAGAAGAACACGCCAGTGACCCAGGCCGCGGCGGTGCTGGTGCCGGGATTGGTGCACACCGTGTACGGGCGGGCGCCTTCGCCGAGGAGCGTGGTGGCGGCGGGGGTGAGGTTCACGGTCGCGATCCCGCTCGTCGGGGTCGTGACCGTGATGGACCCCTGGGGGTTGCTGCCGCTGGACGACACCTGCACGAGTGCGGGGCTGGTCGTGTCTTCGACGGTGGGTCGGATGACCAGTTCGACGACGAGACCGGTGAGGTCGACCGGCGGGCCGCCGGGTGTCTGGGTGAGCGTGAAAGTCGCGGTCCAGACGAATCCGGCGTTGCAGTACGCGTTGACCTGGGTCGGCAGCATCGGTCACCTCCCCGGCGCCGGTCGGTTGTGCTGGGTCAGGCTCCGGCGGTGGGGTCGACGGCCTTCGTGGCGTCGGCGGCAGCGTCGTCGGCGACCTGCACGGCGTCGTGCTCGGCCTCCGCGACGACGGGCTTCGCGGCGGCGTCAGCGTCCTTGGCGACCTGCTCGCCGTCGGCGACGGCCTCGTGGCCGACGCTGCCAGCGGCGGTCTTGAGCTTCGCGGCGATGGCCTCGCCCTCCGCGACGACGGGGTGCTCGGCTCCGGTGACGAGGCCCTTGACCTTGGCGAGGAACGCGTGGAAGTCGGCTTCGACCTCGGCGAGGAACGACATGGTGAACTCCTTGAGGGTGAGGGAGGATCAGAAACGTAGGCCGCGCTGGGCGGCGATCCGGCCGAGTTGGCTGGCGATTGCGTCCTGGAGGTTCTTCTCGGACAGGACGCTGCCGTCGATGTGCACGTTGACCGTGACCGGAGCAGGCGCATCCGGCATGGGTGTGGCGGGCTGCTCATCGTCATGCGGCCAGTGCCAGGATCCCTCGGCCTGCACGGTCGGGTCGAAGACCTTGGAGAACCGCAGCTTGAACTGCCCTGCTGGCTGGTCGAGGTTGATGCTCAGTCCGACGGTGTTGCCGCCACTGACTGCGTCGGTGATGTGCCCCTCGACGGTGCCCGGCCAGCAGCCTTCGTCGGCGAGCCAGACGTGGACCTTGTCGCCGATCGCAGGCCAGCCCTGTTCGGGCGTCTCGGGGACGGGGTCGATGCCTTGCTGGGCTCGCCACTCGTTGAGCGTGCACGGGCCAGGCCGGAGATCGGAGGCATCCGGTGTGGGTTCGAGACGATAGCTGGCCCACGCCCCGGGCGCGTACGCGGCGACTGCCCCGATGTACGTGTTCAGGGTGAGCGCGAGGCGTCCTGCGTCGTTCTCGTGAGCGGCGTCGCAGTCGATGTGGTGAACGCGTCCGTCGGGCCGCTCGACGTGGGCGATGAACCGCGAGCTCACGACGCGGCCCCGACCGGCTGCTCGGCCTTGGTCTCGATGTCGATGACCTGCCCGTGAGCGTCGTGGTAGACGACGTAGTCGACGCGCGGCACGTGGTACTCGCCGTTCCAGTCGCTGTAGAGGACCGGCTCGGCACGCACCGCGTGAGCGGGCGCGCCGGGAATGTGAACGTCGAGGTCCACCGCGAACGAGTGGATCAGCGGCGTGCGTCGCTGAATGCGGGCACCGTCGCCGAGAAGGTGCAGGCTGGCCCGGAAGTACGGCTCCAGTTGGACGGACACGCGGATCTTCACCGTGCGCCAGTACTCGGCGCGCTGGGTGCGCTTGGCGTTGATCCGCTGCTGCCCGGACCGCGTAGACGGCTGCACGGGCACGCGGTGCGGGGCGTTCACACGCTCGGCGATCTCACCGTGCCGCGGGGGCAGTGGAGGGATCGGCAGCGCGCGGGCCTGGTCGCGGGAGACCTTGCGGCGTGCGCGGCGGGGCAGGGACAGGAAGATGTCGAGGTCGGAGGGCATCGTTTCTCCACGGGGTGCTGTTGGGGTGCGTTGTGGTGCGTGCGCGCGGCTCGACGCACCCCTGCGGAGCCGCGCGCACGTAGTAGCCCGACGCACCGCCGGGAGCGCCGGGAGACGAGGGTTACGGCTGCGGAACGTAGCCGGGGATCCACTGCGCTGCAGCGGCAAGGAACGCCTTGCTGATCTTCGTGCACGCCGCGTTCCTGGGGTGCATGCCTTCGAGAGTGTGGCGCGACGGCGGGGACTGCTGGCCGGGCCACGTGTCGTCCGCGTTCCAGCGAGCCATCGTCGTCGCGGTGCAGTCCGCAATGGTGACCCGCGGGTCGTTCAGCGCGGCAACAGCGTTCTGCACGTCGGTGTTGCACTGCGCGATGTTCGCCTGGTAGCTCGCGTCGACGTTCTGCGCGATCGGAATCAACGCAACCACGATGCCGCGCACCACCGGACTGAACGCCAGTACCTGCTGCAGGAACGTCGTGATGTTCGCCTGGAAGTTCGCCAGGTTCGTCGCGTTCCCAGCGTCGTTGGAGCCGATGTGCAGGGTGACGATGTCCGGCGTGTTCGCCGTCAGGGCTGCGGCGAGGCCGGAGAGGACGTTCGGCATCTCCCAGCCACCGTGAGCGTTGTAAGACAACGTCATCGGGATGTTCTGTTGATCGAGGTGGTCGACCATCCACCCGGGGTAGCCGACGCCGTCGGACGATGCGAGGCCCGCGGTGATGGAGTCACCGCAGCACATGATCTTCACGGCCGCTTTCGGCGCGATGTTCAGTGCGGTGCGGATGTCCTTGCGCTGAAACGCTGCGCTCTCGCGCTGTTCCAGTAGCAGGACCTCAATCTGGTCCAGGACGGTCTGGTGGTTGTACCGGGCGCAGTTGCCGTCGTAGCCGTTGACCTCGCTCTTGGCGTCGATGTACCCGGCCAGGGTGCTGCCGTTGGCGCCTGCGGTGCCGCTCTCCCAGTTGGTGGGGTACTGGGGGTATGTCATCGCTGCGCTCCAGGTTGGGGGTTGATCGGGTCGGGCAAGAACTCGGCCGGGCGTCGGGACGGGCACGACTTGCCCGTGGCGTGCCACCACTTGGTCTCGCCCAGCCACGCCGCAGCACCACACCGGGAACAGCGGCCCGGGATGGGGTGCCACTCGGCGCGTTGCCTGAACGGGGCGTCGAGGGCACGCCAGGTGTCGTCGGGCTTCTCGTCGTCGGGGTGGGTCACTCGGCCTCGTCAATGTCTACGGACTGGCAGGTGCAGCGGCCGTCCTCGTCGCTGGCCCGGCACTGTCCGCCCTGGGCGTGCTCGGCGGCGACGTGGCCGCAAGTGCAGTAGACGCGCACCATCCACCGCCCATCAGGAAGTTGGTGCCGCGACTGTCCAGGGGAAGGCAGCCGCGGCACCTGCCCGTCACCCTCGAAACGGGCGCGAGCACCCTGCAGCCAAGCCAACGGGGGCGGCCAGCTCATGCAGGGAGTAGAAGGTTAAGCAGCCATCGGCCGGCGGGTCTTCGCCCGGGTTTCCGCCTCGACACGGAGAACGTCCAGTGCTCGATAGCGCGGGTGCACGGCCTTCGGGTTGACCGGTGTCAGTTTGCCGCGGCACTTCCACACCCGTATCCGCCGCGGATCGACGCCAGCCGCTGCGGCGGCCTCGTTCGTCGTCCAGGTGATCTGAGTGAGGTCCCCGTCGAGGATGACCATGGTCACCTCCGTGCGGGGCATGCGAAAGGCCCCAGCCGGATGGGCTGGGGCCTTCGAAGACATAGTGGTGGTGCGAAAACTGTTTCAGACTTCTGATCGTTTTTCAAGCCACCTGGTCAAAAGTGCTCTCGTTGGCCACGACCCGGGAGTACAACTCGTATTCCTTGACCGTCAACAGCACCCCGCACGCCGGGTTGCGGCACTCGACGTACTCGTCGCCGTCGTCCCGGGCCAGCGACCGGAGATCGCACTTCGGGCACGGCGCGCCCATCTGAACCCGAAGCTGGTCGCGGCGGGTGAACCGGGTTGCGGCCTTGTGCCAGTAGTGGATCTGCGAACCGGGGTTCGCTGAGTCGCGGTCGTACGGCTCGCCGGCGGCGGGGTGCAGGGCGAGGGCCCACTCCAGGTGGACGAGCAGGAACGTCACTGCACCTGAAGCGGTCTGCCCTTCGCCACCACGACCGGGACGGTGGTTGAGGTGGCGCTGCTCGCGGATGTCGTCTTCGAGTTCGATCAGGCCGCCGACTATGCGGTCGGTCATCAGTCGGGAGGCTTGGCCGGGCCATGCGGGGTGGAGGCCGTGGCGTCCCATGGTGCCGGTGGTCTTCGGGGTGGTGCCGTGGATGGCCTCCAACCAGACGGCGGCGAGGAGTTCGGGGAGTTCCTGCAACTGGTGGTAGGCGCGGCCTTGGCAGCCGAGGCAGTGCACGGGGCTGCCGTAGACGGGCTGGAGGTCGTGGGGCTGTTCGGTGGCTTCGGCGCGGCGCCAGGCGTCGTTGTGCCGAGAAGGGCAAGGAGTCAGATTCAAGACGCACCTCCAGCAGGCTGCGCACGACGGATCTTCGCTTCGATATCCCGGCGCGTCCGACACTCGCGGCACTGACGCGTGTGAGGGCGCTTGGGCGGCCGGTACGTGTTGGCCTCGGTGAACGAATGCCCGTTCAGGCACTGTTCACGGTCCGCCGGAGCCACGTATCCAGGCTTGGCCACCGACTTGTATGGCCGAATGCGCTTCGGGTTCTGCTTCGGAGTCGCGCTTCGCTCGCGTTGCCGGATCTCAGCGCAGCGGCGGCACTGGCGGGTGTGAGGCCGACCGGGCGGCCTGTAGATGTTGTCCTCAGTGAGAGCGTGCCCTCGGAGGCAGTGGGTCTTGCGCTTGTTGATTCCAGACCCGCCGAATCCTCGCAGTACGTTCTCGCCGTTGGTTACGGGCTCAAGGTGCGACGGATTTACGCAGAGCGTGTTCCGGCACAGGTGATCCAGGGTGAGGCCGTCGGGTATCGGGCCGATGCACATCTCATATGCCACCCGATGGGCTGCGTAGGGAAACCCTCGCTTGCCACGCATGATCACGAACCGGCCGTAGCCGCTCTTGGTGCCGCCCGTCCACTCCCAACAGCCGAGCTTCGCCCGTTTGTTGACCTTCTCCCAGAAGCGTTCGTGCAAGTCTCGTTTGGCGGGCATGCGGGACTCCCGTGGCAGGAGGGGACATGGCTACTGTCAGTATGCGCCATCACGGTGTGTCACATGAACTGAATGGGCCGCGAGTTCGGCGAATCGCGTCGGATTGTCACACCCGTCACGCACAATGCCCCCATGGCGACGGTGTACACAGTGCAGGCCGACAGCAAGTCGGAAGCCACCACGGGGCTGGAGCAGATGTGCGTCGCTCTCGGTCTGGTGCCGATGGCGTCTGGGCGGGTCTTCGAGGTTCCGGGGCGCGGCGGCAGGTGGATGGCGCGTGCGGTGCCGGATCAGCAGCGGCAGCCGGGCCTCACGTGCACCCTGCCGAACGACGCGTCGTAGCAGCGCTCAGGCAGCCGGGTGGACTGATGGGGTTCGTCCCAGTCGAAAGGTGACGGCGCATCCAGTTGCTCCGCGAGGGCGCTGGCGAGATTGCCGAGCGTGGCTTCCATGGGCGTCCCGCCTTGGAGGAGGCCGCTCATCGTGCGCAGGCTTCCGGCAGCGGACCGCTTGGCCTCGGCGTAGGCCCGGAGTTCATCGTCGTGGGTGTCCGGTTCGGCCGGGCGCATCAGCTCCGCGCGAAGGTCTTCCAGCGGGCATCCCGCATCGCACCAGGTCTCGTCGCAGATCGGGCAGCAGGCCCCCTGCCAGCCGCCGCTCTCTGCGTCCCTGGCTGCTCCGAGGAGCAGCTCGCGCTCGTCGTCGGGCAGCCATGTGGCGGCCGTGCGCAAGGTCGCGATCGTGGTGCGCACGGCGGCGGGTAGCTCGGTCATGGCTGCTCCTGGCGGTGCTCGTTGCACCAGTCGGCGTGTTCCTGGGCGGCTTCGCGGGTGCCCCAGCGGCCGAGGACTTCGCCTTTGGTCTGCCTGTCGTAGACGAAATAGACCGGGGTGTGGTCAACGATGCGGCTGAAGGCCACGAAGCGGGCGCTCACCTCGCCGCCTCCCACTTCCCCGTGGCCGGGTTGTAGCGCTGCCGGGGCGGTCCAGGCGGTGCAGCCGTTGGGTACGGAGCGACGAGCTTCACCGCCTGGTCCACGCCGAAGATGGACTCGATGCCAGCGAACGTCGGCTTGCCGTCGGCGGGCGGCTCGCTGGTGCCGTACAGCATCATGTTCTCCATGACGCGGTCCGCCTCTTCCCAGACGGCGCGGGTGACGGGGTCCATGTCGGCGAGCTTGGCCTGGTAGTCGGCCTCGATGTCCGCGAGGAGATCCCCGGTCGTCCGGGTGTCGGCGGCGGGGTCACGGCGCTGCCACTCCGGATGCTCTGCAACCCACGCGTCGGCGCACGGCTGGCAGGCGGGGACGGCGTAGATGTCACCAGACGACACGCGGCCAGCGAACCCGGTCACGGCCTCGATGCCACACCAGGCGCAGTGGTCGCCGTGGCTCCGCTGGCAGTTCTCGTCGGCCAACCAGTAGCCGTGGTGGATGCTCATGCCGCCGTAGGAGCAGTGCTCGTGGCCTTCAAGGCAGTTCGCGACGGCCGCATCCCAGGCGGACTGGAGGACGGTCTCTTGCTCGCTCATGCGGTCCATGATGCGCCTGCCACGCGGGTTGCTGCGTCGGGATATGAAGAGGCCCCGCTCGACGGGGGACGCGAGCGGGGCCTGCTGGTCCAATTGTGCACGAGCAGAGGGCGACTGGTCGTGGTTCCGTTCAGTCTCCCACTCGCTTGAGGACGTACACGCCGTCCTGCTGGAACACGACCCGGTAGCTGCTGCCCGGATGCTCCTGATCAGCCCACGCGGTGACGTTGCGGACCTGCCACCACTGCGTGTCCATAGCGATGTACTGAGGGCGCGGATCAAACGCGATCCCCCGCCCGCCCTGCCACACAAACGTCGCCGTGTCCTTCGCAGCCAGGGCGGACAACTGCCCCGGGTCAGCCGCGACGGTCACACCAGGCGGGATCACGCGGTTGGCGGCCAGGAGCGCGGCGGTGTGCGGGCCATGAGGATACGTTCCTGAATTGAGGAGATCAGAGAGACCCTGCGGGAGACTGAACGCGGCCACGACCGCCGCAGCGACCAGAACGCCAGGGGCCTGACGCGCGTAGGAGCGGGCCCACGGGCGCGGCGACATGATCAGACGCTGCCAGCCGTCGGCCGCGGCGAGGAACACGATCGGCATCAGCGGGGCCGAGTAGTGCCAGTACGTGTTCCAGTACTCGGGGTTCGACGATTCGAACCGCCACAGCAGTGTCGGCACGGCGAGGAGAAGCAGCGGTGAGCGCAGGCACATGAACCCGGTGATGCCGAGGACCCAACCCAACGTCTGCACCTTGATGGCGGGCCAGACGAGCGCGGCCAGCAGATGCCAGCCACCGCCAGGAAGTTCCGTGAAGTAGGCGTAGTGGTGGTGCGGGTTGAACATTGGGATCAACACGAACACCTCCGCGAGCGTCGCACCCACGCCAACAAGGGCGAGGAGCGACCCGAGGAGCCGGCGCCCATGCTGCCACGCCAGCAGCACGCCCAGGGCGGCCACTGTCAGGCCCAAGTCCTCCTTGACCAGCAGCAGCGGCAGCGACCACACCGCAGCCCGCTCCGGACGACCCAGCAGCAACTGACGGCCCACCACAGCCAGCACGGGGACAGCGAACGCGATCTCGTGGAACCCCGCAGCGACAGCCTGTGCCAACCCCCACGCCAGCCCGTATGCGACGGTCAGGCACGCGCCCCGGGAGCGGCCCAGGAGACGCACTGCGGTGTCGCCGACCACGCCGACTGAGCTGCCGAAGAGGACGGCCTGCGCGGTCACGAGCATCAAGGGCGACGGCCACACCCACCACACGGGCGCGAGTAGGGCAATGATCGGCGACCAGTGATCACCGAGCAGATTCATGCCCTTGATCGGATCCCACGGCGCGCCATGCGTCGCCCAACCCTTCACGGCCTCCGTGAAGATGGCCGTGTCGTACGTGTAGTCGTCGCCGCGGACCGTCCGGCACACCGCGAGGATGACCCAGGCTGCGGTGAATGCGAACGCGAGCATGACTGGCGTCGACGGGCGATGCGGGAGGCGCGCCTTGAGCGGGTGCAGGGCGATGGGTCTGGCAGGGTCACTAACGGAAGTCACAATTCCCCCTGATTGCTTTCACGTTCCGTTTAATCAAGGTAGACGGCAGCACCGACGAACGAGCGGGTTACTGCCAGGGCGCGGGGCCGGTCCGGCTGGCCCAAGCGGCGAGGGCGTGTTCGTCGAGGAGCCGTAGCCCGACCCGCTTACCGAACGAGGCAGCGTCCTGCGTGAACGACGACGTGGTCACGACCGCCGCCAACTGCGCGCCGTGGATGTCGCGGTAGGTCCCGTTCACGGCCTGCAAAGCGGGGGACCGGACGGGGTTGCCGCGGGCGTACCGCTTCGCCTGGATCAGGATCCGGCGCCCGTCCGGGGCAGTCGCGAGGACGTCAGCGGCGAGGTCACCGCCTCCGCCGACACGCTCGACGTTGCGGCATCCGTCGCGGCGGCAGAGGTCGGCGAGGGCGTACTCGAACTGGGTGGGGTCCATCTGCTGAAAGCCGACGATGGCGCGGGCCCGGGTGAGCTTGTGGCGACGGTGGTGGTGTCGGCGTCGCACGATCAGGGCGCTTGCCGCGAAGCAGCCGGCCGTGCACAGCACGACAGCGAGCGGGTGCTGCAGGATCGGCCACGCGACCGCGAACAGGACCAGGAACGCGATCAGACCGGGGCCGGCGTGGTGCCGGTGCCTCCGTATCCGCCTCACTGCCCTCTTCACCGCCTGCCCCCGATGCTGAAGCTGGAGTTGTCGCCGATCTTTACGTTGGAGATCCGGATGCCGCCCGCCACCTTGAGGGCGACGATCGCGACTGCGGCGAGCGCCACGGCGATGCTGATCGCGACGACGGCGTGCTCGGCCATGCTCAACCCCTTGAAGAAGACCCACGATCCGCACTCGACGAGCGCCAGGCCGGCGCACCAGCAGAACCCCATGAAGCCGCATCCGTGCATGCGCGCGGGCAGCGGGTCGTAGGCGGGAAGCGGCTGGGGTTCGGGGTCGGGCTGGTAGTAGGCGATGCCGTTGGCGTCGTGGAGGACGCGGACACGGGCCGGGGCCGGGATGAGCGGCTGCGGCGTGTAGACGGCCGGGGTGCTGGTGGGCTGCGGGTCTTCGTACGCGGCCCAGTCGAAGACCTCCTCGCTGCGGTGGTGCTGCATCACTGCTCCTGGATGTGGTCGGTGTGGATGTAGTTGGTGCGCTCCCCGCCCGGCTGCACGATCTTCGGCTCGGCCTTCAGCCACGTGGTGACGGTCTGCCGGGACGGCGCCTTCGCGTTCGGGAACACCGCGCGGAAGGTGTCGAGGATGCCCTCGGGGTTGATGCCTTCCGGGCCGGAGGAGCGGACGATGCCGTAGACCTGGGGCCAGCGGTCGTCGCTGCTGATGCCGGGGGTGGGCGAGTTCGGACTGGCTGCGGGCGCGGGGGTGTCGTCAGTGGGGGGCGTCCAGACGCCACCGGCGCCTTCGACGATGTCGCGGAACTGGCGCTCCAGGTCGGCGTCACGGCTGGCGTTCTCGTCCATCGTCTGGTGCAAGTCCCGCTTCGCCGCATCCGCCTGGTCGATCACAGACTGCGCCTCGGGAGCCAGCGGCCCGGCCTCCGGCTTGCCCCAGTCGGCGGTGACGCTACGGCGGCGCTCGGGCCGATCCCCGACGATGCTCGTCAGGCCTTCCTCAACTGGGAACGGCGCGGAGCCGAGGCCGAAGAGGTGGTCCGTGTTCTCCCACCGCTTCTCGTAGGCGTCGCCTGCGGCTTTGCGGGACAGGTCGTCAAGGTCGGGGTGGCGGTCGCTGGTGGCCTTCACGATGTCGGCGATCTGGTTCGGCAGCATCCGGTACGCCTTGAACGGCCGCGCGGGCTCGTCCAGGATCTTCACGAAGCCGCACCCGGGGTAGGGGGCGTCGTCGGTGCTGATCCGGTCGGACCAGCCGAACAGGTACGACATCTCCCGCTCGTCGGACTTCATGCCGATCTTCAGGCCGGACTGGGCCAGCAACTGCGGCTCGCTGATCACATCCTGCGTGGCGCGCAGCGCGGTGATGAGCGCGTTCACGGCAACGGCGCGGGCGAGCTCGACGACCTGGATGAGGGTGTCGCCGGTCTCCTTCAGGATCTCGTTCTTGCGGGCCTTCGGGGAGAAGATCTCCGCGATCTCATCGCCGACGATCATGATGCCGGGGACTGCGGCGCACACCGGCAGCTTGTCGTCGTTCGCCTCCAACTCCAGGTGCTTGTAACCCGGCTTGCGGGCCTTCGCGATCCGCAGCGCGGCCTTCGCCATCGCCAACGCCTTCGCCGGAGTGTCCGCAACCCAGTCGATCGGCGGCTTACCCGGGCGCCCGGCCTTCTCCCACGCGTGCAGCCACGCCAGCGCGAGACCACCGCCGTTGAGGTCGATCACCCACGTGATGTTGTCGGTCATGCGGACCAGGCCCGCGACCTCCACGTTCGACAGGTTCGTCTTCCCGGAGCCCTTACGTCCGGCCATGAGCGTCGACAGCTGCCGCAGTGACGGAGCAACGCGCGCACCGTCCCGGTACACGCCCATCGGCAGGCCGTCGTTCAAAGACAGCGGCGAGTAGTCCGCCGGGTAGGGCTCATCCCCGGCGAGCCGGTTCACGGTCGCCACGTTGATCAGCACAGCACCGCGGTGCGCACCCGGGCCGACCTCAACCCCGCAGCCCTCGGGCAGCTTCGCGTCGGCGGCGAGGCCGTCCTCGAACGCCTTGAAGTCACGCCACTTCGTGCCGTTGGAGCACTCCCCATCGAGGGTGAACCCGCCGCCGGACTCCCACTGCTCAACGCCGACGATCTGCACGGTCGCACTGGTGCACACCCGGGTCAGACGCTCGGTCCACTCGTCGGCGACCGCGCGCCGCTTGGCGTCCATGCTGGCCGCACGCTCAATCGCCTCGAAGCGGGCCCGTTCGTCGGCCTTCACCTCCTCGTGGTGGCGTGCGCCCTCGATCGCGGCACCGAGACCGATGCCGCCTGCGATCAGCGCGCCAATCGCCTTGCCCGTCCAGGGACCTTCAACGGTCGCCCACGAGCACCAGCCGCCGACACCCAGCCACGTGGCGGCACGCATGATCAGGGCTGAGCGGGGGATCCGCTTCTTCCGTCCGGCATACATGCTGCCGACCAGTCCGGCGCCAGCAGCACCGGCGAGCCAGCCGGGGCCGAGGTGGGCAAGGTGGTGATGGGCGAGTTCGTAGTCGGCCCAGGCAAGCGTGAGGCTCGTCCAGGTGGCGTTGATGGGGCCGGCGACGGGGCCGTGTCCGGCGTCCCAATCGATGTGCACCACGGCTGTGCAGTCCTTTCAGGAGGTGAGGGTGAGCTGGGGTCAGGACAGGTTGGTCGAGACGTCCCACATGCGCTCGCCAGCGATGCCCTTGCGCGGGTTCTCCAGGCGGGCGAGGTCGACCTGGTGGAGGCTCTTGAACGCGGGCTGCAGCTCGGCGGCGAGCTCGGAGGCCTTCAGCTGGAGACCGTGGATCTGCTTCATCAGGTCGACGATCTGCGGGTCGAGGGGGTGCTGGGCGTCGGCCTTGTCGACGGTGACCCTCATGGCCTCGGCAACGAGCTCCAGGCCCTCCTGGAGTCCGGCGAAGTCGGCGCCGACCTGGAGCATGCCGGTGGGTTCGTAGGCGGCTGCGGCGCGGGCCATTTCCATGGCGGGGCCGGTGAAGTGGTGGCCGGGCATGAGGGTTCCTCCGTTGGCGGTTCGGGTGATCTGGTTGGTGGGCTTGCGGACGACGGACGAGATGGTGGGTTCGGGCTTGGCCGGGTCGGTGGTCTTGTTCTTGCGGTTGGCGCGGTGCTGCTTCCATGCGGCCCAGGCTTTGGCGAGGCCCTTCTTGATGGACCAGTGGCGCAGCGTGCCCCACACGCCGGTGCGGATGGCGCGGAGGGCGTCGGCGGTGAACCCGCGGGACTTCCGTCCGGCTTTCTTCGCGGCAGCCCACGACTTGGTGCGCAGCGGCTTGCTGGTCTTCCACGCCTTCGAGGCACCGGCACCGGCGAGGCGACCGGCACCCGCGGCGGCGCGCCCGACGTGACCAGCCGTGGTCTTCGCGGCACGGCTGGCGGCGGACGGGCTCGTCTTCGAGGACTTCTGGGAGCGGTTCGAGTTGCTGCCGTTGGAGCCGGCGGAGCTGCCTCCATCGCGGCGGTTCCTGGTTCGCTGCGAACCAGGACCGCTAGCCGTGCTTCCGGTTCCGCTTCCGTGCGAACCAGCGCCCGCAGGCGAGCCGGAACCAGACCGCGAACCACCGCCGCTGGAACCTGCGGAACCCGTTGAGGTACGCCACGGCGAACCAGCCGCCGAGGTTCGCGAACCACCCGACCCGGAACCACGCGAACCCCAGCTCGAACCCGTGCCGGAACCGCCCCACGAACCGCCGCGTGAACCACCGGAACCGAACCCGCCGGAACCGAGCGAGGACCGGCGCCGAACCTGACGGCGCCGGCGAACCACAGCCGCCACCGCCCCCAACGCAACCACCCCGCCAGCCGCGGCCAGCGCGGGCAGACCACCCGCCTCCGCCGCAGCCGTCAGGCCCATCGCGGTCGCGTTGCCGGTCGCAGCGAGCGCCGGCCCGGCGGGGATGCCGCGCTTCTTCGCGGGCTTCTCCTTGGCCTCCTTCGGCTCCGCAGCCTGCTGCCCGGCGGGTACAGCCCACCCGGCGGTGAGAGTCGGCGCGGGGATCGTGATGGTGGCCGGCTCCGGGGCGGGCGCGACCTGAGTGTCCGCCACAGCGGGCCTCCCTTGGTGTCGTCGTCGGTGTCGTCGTCAAGCGGGATGGGGTGTCATGGGCGCAGGTGGAGGGGGTGATCTAGGTGGTGTCGTCGGGCGACGACGACACCACCACCATCAGTTGGGCGGGCTCTGCTCGTTGGCCTCAGACCAGGCGGTGCGGGCCTCGACGAGCCGGTTGTAGGAGGTGGTCTTGGACCATCCGGTCTCGTCCATGACGAACTTGAGCTTCACCGTGTCGAAGCCGTGCTCGTCGATCAGGTCGAGGATCTGCCGGACCTGCTCGGTGACAGGCGGTATGGCCGGCTGCTGTCCCGAGTTGGCGGCCGGCGCGAGCGCAGGGCGGGCAGCGGCGGCGTTCGGCCTGGTTCGCTTGGGCTGGTTCCGGACCAGGCTCGGGCCAGTAGCCGGAACCTGCTTCAGGGTGGGCTGCTGAACCGGGTTCGGAACCGTCGACGGAACCTGCGGTGCTGCCGGGTTCGGAACCTGGGCGGTCGTCTGGCTCACGGGGTTCGGAACCTGGTTCGCCGGGGTTCCAGCGGGCTGGTTCGGAACCTGCGCGGTGGGGTTCGCCGGAACCTGAACCTGTGCCGTCACCGCAGGGTTCGGAACCGTCTCCGCGAGCGCGGTTCGGGATTCCGCTTCGGGGTTCGCATGGACTACCGTCTCGGCGAGCGCGTGGACTCGCCAGATCGTCAACGGAACCAGGATCGACACGAACGCGACGAGCGTGACGGACACCTGAACCTGTCCGGCATCGAGGAGACGGGCGGCGATCTGAGCGCACGACATGATCGCGAGAGCGAACGCCAAATCCGGGCGACGCCCAGCACGAACCGCAGCCACGACGTACGCGTCGATCGCGAGAGGAAGCGCCGGAGCAACCCACGACGGGGCGCCGATGATCCGGGCCAGCTGCCACTCGGAGACTGCCGTCCACACGACGCCGGCTGCGACCGACAGGCGGACGAGCCAGACAACGGCCGTGTCCCTGGCTCGTTCGCTCATGATGGTTCTCCCTCTCGGGTAGGTGCCGGGCAGCGGGGGGACTGCCCGGCGGACTGTGGTGGGCTGGCGTGTCAGGAGGTGGTGTCGTCGGAGCTGGGCCCGGTCTCGATGGCGGCGGCGATGCGGGCGTATGCGGCGGCGAGGGCGGTGTGGGCGTCGACGGTCCGCATCTGGTGGGCCTGTTCGCGCTCGGGGTAGCTGCGGCGGAGGAGCTTCGCGGCTTCGTGGGCGTGTTCGACGGCTTTGGTGAGGAGCTCCTCGCGCTTGGGTTGGTGGTCGCCGAGGTTGATGCGGACTCGGCTGGTGGGCTTGTTGTCGGCCATGCGGGTCCTTCCGTCGGGGTGGGTGGCTTGGGGTCCCGGGCGCGGGCTTTGCGGTGGGGGAGCCGTGTGGACTCGCGCCCGGGGGTTGGCGGTCGGGTGGTGCGGCCGGTTTCATCCGCACGGCCCGACCAGTCAGTTGGCCTGTTGTGTCAGGCGTTGGTGTGCTTCCTGCGGGTCGAGGAGGACGTCGCGTGCGAGCGTGCCGCGTGAGGGTCCGACGATGCCGTGGGCGGCGAGCTGGTCCATGAGCCGTTCGGCGGTGGAGAACCGGATGCGGAGCTTGCGCTGGAGCATGTTGGTGGAGCCGAAGCGGGTGGTGGTGATGATCTCGGCGGCCTGGAACAGGAGGTCGTCGGCGGTCATCAGAACGCGGCCCAGGCGTGCGGCTGCCCAAGGACGATGCGGTCGTAGGTGCGCTCGGTGCGCTCGTGGGAACCCTCGGCTTCGACGGCGGCGAGCTGGGCACGAACCTGCTGGCGGGTCATCGAGACGGGGCCGTGTGGGGCGGTCGGGATGGAGTCCCAGTCGAGGTCGTGGCTCAGCGGGCGGGCGGTGAGCGGCCGGGCGGGCGGAGCCGGGCGCGGGCCGAGACCGGAGGGCTTGCGCGGGCCAGGGACGCGGGGGATGGCCGGCTTGTCGTCGTCGGTGTCCCAGCCCTGCGGGGCTGCTGTGCTGCTGATGGTGCTGGCGATACTCTCCATGTGTCTGCCCATTCGCTTCGGAGTGGTTGGGCGGCTTGGCCCGGTCGGTGTTCGCGCACTGGTCGGGCCGTCTTGCTGAGAACCGGGTGCGGTTCCCATGAGACAAACCCTAGGGCTTGTTCGTAGGCATGGCAAGCCCTAGGGTTGGTGTCGTTGGATCTGCACTCCCCAAAGGGAAGGGAGCGCGGGCGTGTCGAAGGAGCCCAAGGAGGTGGAGAGGCTGTTGGAAGCCATCGCAGCGTTCGAGGCCATCGATGACGACGCCGAATGCACGCGCGTCGTGTCTCAAGCACTCAAGGACTGGCCTGAGCTCCACTCGCGCCTTCGCGCGCTGCGGCAGGCCCGTGTGCAGTCTCTTCGCGAACAGAAACTGTCGTGGGCTCAGATCGCTGAGATCATCGGAGGCGAGATCACGCCCGAGCGTGCCCAGCAGATCGGCAAGGGCCTCAGTGGCGCCACCCGCAAGAAGGCCAAGCGGGAAGCCGAGGCCGCGGCGGAGAAGCCGGCCGAGTAGCCGCCCGCTGTCGCGCCCCGGTGAGCTCTTGCCGGGGCGTTGTTGTGTTACCGGAACCGCAGCGTGCTGGTGGTGCCGCGGGCGAGCTCGGCCGTGTACATCGCACCCCCGGCGAGCTCGGTGTAGTCGGTGACGGGCTCGCCAGCCTTGATGAGGGCGACAGCGCAGTCCAGGCACCACGGGGAGGTGGTTTCACGGTCGACGATGACCGCGGCCTGGCCGCAGCTGCCGCACTGGTGCTCCGTCATCGTTCCTCCGGTCATCCCCAGCTGGAACCGCACTGGACGCAGCCCCAGCGGCCACCGCCGGTCTGGTAGGTGCTGCTCGATCCGCAGACTGGGCAGTTCATGTCCCGGCACTGGTGGTCGGGCTGGTCCTCGTCGGGCATCGTAGCCGGGATGGTGGTGGTGGTCGGGGGTTCGAGCAGGATCACGCTCATGGGGGTGACCTCCTGTCGGTGTACAGGCGTGCAGCGGTAGCGTGGATGACTGGCCGTCACCACGTCGTTGCTGCTTGGGATGTCTCAATCCCACCGCGAGCCGGGCCGCAGCACGATGAGGGCAGGGACCATCTGGAATGCAGGTAGCCGACTGGGGGTTGGCGTGGATGTCGTTGGCAGGTGGTCGGCCAGGCGCGCGGTGGCGTTGCAGTTGGCGATGCGGGCCACGAATGAGGGTTTCGCCGGGGTGCTCGGTATCAGCACCAGGACTGTCGCCGCGTGGCATGCGGCCCCGGAGGTGACGCCTCGGGAGGAGTTCCAGCAGATCCTCGACACCGCGTTCGAGAAGGCCCCGGAGCAGGTGCGTGCCCGCTACGAACAGCTGGTCAAGACCCCGGCGGCGGATGTGCAGGCGCTCAGGGTTGCGGTCGCGGTGATCACGCATGAGGGCCGGGTACTGCTGGTGTGCCGCCGCGGCGACGACGCGATCAGCTGGCAGTTCCCGTCCGGGATCGTAAAGCCAGGCAGCAAGCCCGAGGCCGCTGCGGTGCGTGAGGCGCTGGCGGAGACCGGCGTCCACGTCGCCGTCCAGCAGCACCTCGGCGAACGCCTCCACCCCGTGACCGGGGTTCAGTGCCACTACCTGCAGTGCAGTTGGCTCGCAGGCGACGCTGCGAATGCGGACCCGGATGAGAACGTGGCAGTGATGTGGGTCGCGACCGCCGATGTGTCGCGGTTCATCCCAGCGGACAGGATCTACCCGCCCGTCATGGCGGTTCTGGAGGGGAAGCAGTGAGCGAGCAGGGGATCAGCGCGGCGATCATCGTCCACGACGGGCGGGTGCTCATGGCCCGGCGCCGCGTCACGGAGGGCGAGCTGTCGTGGCAGTTCCCCGCGGGCGGCATCGAGGCGGGGGAGTCGGCGGAGCAGGCCGCAGTCCGCGAGACCGTCGAGGAGACCGGCCTCACCGTCAGCGCGGTGAAGGTGCTCGGGGAGCGCGTCCACCCGAAGACCGGCCGGCACATGTCCTACGTCGCCTGCACAGTCGAGGGCGGCGCGGCAACGGTCGCGGACGACGAGGAACTTGCTGAGGTCCGCTGGGCGACACTCGCCGACCTCCCGCAGCTCGTGCCGTACGGCTTGTTCCCGGTTGTGCAGCAGTACCTCGACGCCGAGCTCGCGTAGCATCCACCGCAAGCACGACTGAGCCCGACCCCAACTGCCATGGGGTCGGGCTCAGTCGCGTGCAAGGTCAGGCTGCGATCTCCCCGCCGCCGAGGTACTCGTCGAACGACGTGCCCATTGCCTCGCATGCCTCACGCGGATTCGCCGAACCGGGGGCGAGATCCTGAAGCGCGAGCACCTTGTCGCACATCGCCGCGTTGGTGCTGTAGGCGCGCTCCTGCTTCAGGTACTCCTGCCGCTTCGCCTCGATCGCATCCCAGGACGAGACCTCGATCAGCGCCTGCTCGATCCACTTCTCGCCCGTCTCGGTGGTGCGCCGGATACCGACGACCGCGTTCTTCGTCAGCTGCTCGCCGTCGTGGGAGAACATGACCTTCTGCTGCTGCACGAACCAGGTCACGACGGCGTTCGAGCCGCGCCGCAGGATGTCCGCCTCCAGATCCATCGCCCAGCGCCGCTGAGCCTGGATCGCGTCGCGCCAGATGCTGATGAAGGCAGCGATGCGGTCGGGCGTCCGCTTCGAGCTGGCGATCACCTCCCGCATCGCCTCGTCGAACTCGTCGTTGTCGACGTCCGACCACCAGGGCTTGCGCACATCAACCTCCAACTATCAGGGACAGGCCCGCGGGGCGCTCCCGCAAGGCTTCGATGCGACCGACGTAGTCGGCCACGGACTTGGCCAGCTGGCGCAGGTCTTCCATCTGGCGCTCGTCGGCGCCGGCCGCGACCTGTTCCGGGGTGAACATCCCGATCAGGCCGAAGGAACGGGCGAGCTCCTTCTGGAAGTTGTGCTGCCACTGCTTGCGACGGATCTCCTCGGCGGCGCCGGAGGATTCGAGGTAGTCGCGGACAGGGGCGACCAGGGCGTCGGCTTCGGCCTGCTTGACCTTCTTGAAGGCCGGGTCGACCTTGCCGGTGCGGTCCATCACGGCCTGGGCCTCGCGAGCGGCTTCGCGCACCGGCTCGGGTGCCTCCAGGTCGCGGGCGGCCTCGACGACATGCCGGGCCTTCTCCAGGGTCCGGCCGGACATGCCAGTTGCCTTGGCGATCTGATCCCGAGTCTTCAGCGACGGCTTCGGTGCTTCGGCGGCAACGACGCTCGGTGGAAAATTTCCACCGAGCGTCGACTTGGCTTCTGGCTCGACGGCGACGAGTACGGGTGCTTCTGGATCGGCGGCTAGGCGCGCCTTTGCGGCTTGGGGGCCGCCGGCGCGCTGGCCCGCCAGGCGGCGTTCGGCTGCGCGCTGCTCCTCAATGCCGCGGATCCGCTCGGCGTGCTCAACCGCCTCGGTGGGCGTGAATGCCTCGCGCTCGGTGTTCTCTTCGCCCTCGGCGAGCAGGGCCTCCAGTTCGTCGGCGAGAGACCCGGCGACGTGGGCGTCGATCGTGTCGCGGCCGAGTAGCCGGTGGGCTTCGATGCGCCGACCGCCAGCGACGAGGGCGTAGCCGCCGCCGTCGGGCCGGACGACGATCGGCTGGAGAAGCCCTCGCTCTTTGATGGATTTTGCAAGGGAATCGATGTTGCGCATCTCCTGGCGCGCCCTGTCGCCAATGGTGATGCGGTCGAGGGATATGGCGTTGACGATCAAGAGCGGACCTCCGCAGACGTCTGACCGATACTCACTATGAGTGAACGACTGGGGGATGCGCAAAGAGCCCGAGGCTGACGTGCTATGGAGTCCCGAATGGTGTGACTTTCCGGGCGCGCTGACGGCCCTTCAAGTCACACGCAGTTGCGACGCTCGCAAAAGCGCCCGCGCTCCGAAGAGAGCAGGCGCTTCGTTGTGCTCAGTCCCGCGGTGGGCGATGAAACAGGTCACGCCCTGTTCAGGAAGATCTTCGCTCCGTTGTGGCACAGGATCGTCGCCCCGTACCCGACCGCGGGCGGTGCTGGCCGGCGCGAGTACAGGTCCACGGCCGCGATCTCCCCGGCGTCGGCGTCGAGGACCGCGGCGATGAGCGCTGCTTCGAGGTGCTCGGGCGTGCCGGGAGTGCCGCTTACGGCAGGGGCGTCGGGCTTCTCGCCGAGGACCGGCTCTCCCTCGGGCTGGTCGTACTTGTCGCCCGGCGCGGACGCGGCCACGACCTGCCAGCGCGACGTCTTCCCGCCCGCCTGCACCGTCACCAGATGCGGGCGCAGACTCCGGCCGTCAGTCTCCGGCGTCAGCTCGGCAGTCACCCCATCGAGCGAGTTGGCGGCGGACACAAGCAGGCGGGCGAAACGATCAGGGCGCATGCGGGCACGCTACCCCTCAGCCTCGGGCGGCTCCGGCGGGACCTGCCGCGGACGGCCACCGACACCACGCTGCACGCCAGGAGTGCGCCCACGGTTGCGGGAGATGCGCGCGCTGAGCTCCTCGGTCACCTTGTGCGACGGGTCCGGCTCCTTGGTGGCCCGATACTTCCGCAGACCCGGTGCCCTTGACGTGGTCTGAAAGTCGTTCCATACCGCGCCGTCGTCATCAGCGGGCAAGTCGAGCGGCTGCTCGGCGAGGGCCCACGACCAGGCGAGGTCGGCGCTCACGCTGCCGTGGCCGGTGATCTCGATGTCGCTGTTGGGGTCGGCAGTCGGGGGCAGGAGTAGCGCGACCGGACTGACGCGGAGTGCGACGGCCAGCGCCATCAGGTCGTCGACGTCGACCTTTCGGGCTCGGGACTCGATGCGGCTGATCGCGCTGGGGGCGATCGGCCGGCCTGCGGCGGCGAGCAGCTTGGAGAGGTCGTAGGTCGACAGACCGCGGACTTCTCGTAGGGATACGAGGTTCCTCGCGACTGCCTGACCTGTGGGTCCGACCTCGTTGGTCTTGCGCGTTGCCTTCTCGCGCGCTTCGTCCGCTGCCATGTCCGCAGCATCCCATGTCTATGTGCCCGCGCCTATCGACACGGGCCGCCATCCACGTATATGCTGCGTAATAAGCAGCACACACCATCAAGGAAAAGGCATGTGATGTTGGAACTGGCGCGTCCCCTCAGGGACGACGAGCTGCTGACCCCCATCGAGGTCAGCAAAATGACCAAGCTCGCCCTGCGCACCCTCGCCGACAAGCGATGGAAGGGAACGGGCCCCGACTACATCAAGCTCAGCCCCGGCAGGAACGGCCACGTGCGTTACTGGCGCAGCGCCGTCCTTGCGTGGCTGAACGAACACGACGACCTCGCGGACGCAGCATGATCGAGCTCGACCGACGTCGGACCGCCGTGTACCGCTTCTACGACGCACGCGACAACCTGCTGTACGTCGGAGTGGCAGTGAACCCAAAGAGCCGCTGGTACGGGCACAGGGACGACAAGCCTTGGTGGCCCGAGGTGACCACTAGGACGATCGAGTGGTTCGACGATCGGCGTGCCGCCGAGCGCGCCGAGTTCGAGGCCATCCAGAAGGAACGTCCTCGCTACAACATCCACCCGACGTTCTGGCCCAAGGAACCCGTCGCGGCCGACCCTGACGAGCCCGGCATCGAGTTCGTCGAATGGGTCCGGCGCACCGCACTGGCCAAGGGCTATCGCCTCGGCGAGCGCGGAGCAATGCCCGCTCTGGCCCGTGCCGGCGACATGGATCTGAACATCCTGAAGAACTTTCTCGCCCCCAAGGGGCCCACCCAGAAGTGGCGGCGAAGCCCATTCGTGCCGTATCCGCCGAGCGTTGCGTTGCTCCGTGGCGTCGCCAAGGCATTTGGGCTGCCGCTGGACGACGTGATCATTCGCGCCGGACTCGCGGAGATCGACGACTTCACCCGAGGCAAGTCCTGAACATGCGAAAGGCCCAGCGCGGGAACGCCGGGCCTCGCAACTCACTACGCGCCGCTGGCCTCGACAACCGGGCGCGCTGTTCTTGAAGGGATGCATTGCCATGGTGGCATACGACGAACGATCCGTCAGCCCCACACCGGAGCACGGAACCGAGCAGGCCATCGACGCCGCCGCGCTCCAGCTCGCCCGTGAGATCCGCGCCTACGCCCAGGCGAACCCCCAGCACGGGATCCCCGCCGGGCAGCGCCTCACCGTCGCGCAGACGCTGGCGTTCGACTCCCTGATCCCGCTCCTCGTCGCGGTCCACGACCAGCTCGACGACATCTTCCCCGGCGCCAAGACGCAGCTGGAGCGGAAGCGGGACGTGCTGCTGAACATGCTGACGACGTACATGCTGCCCGAGCTGTTGAACGCGTCCGCCGAGGCCGCCACAGGCGAGAAGCCGGACCACAACCGCATCCACACCGCGGTGTACGGCGACGTCGACAGCCTCTTCGACTTCGTGCTGCACCGCGCCAACGACGCCGTCCGCGAAGCCAAGCGAACCGTCTAACCCACAAGCTCCCTGCGCCGCCCGGTGCAGGGCCGCCACAACCCTTAGGAGCACGTCATGTCCAACGTCACCGCGATCCCCGTTCCGGACCGCAAGACGTTCCTCGTCGAGCAGATCGACGACACCCACACCGTCACCACCATCCCCGGGTTCGGCGGCTGGGGCACCTGGTACGAGGTCTGGGACGTCACGAAGGGCCGCACCATCGGCGGTGCCAACCGGCGCCACCTCGTCCCGGCACTGATCGCCCGCACCGCCGCCTGACACACCAAAGGGCCGCCCCAGGGAAAGTGGGGCGGCCCACACCAACCGTACCGCCACGCACAGGAGTCGGAGTAGGACACGTGGGCGACAGCGACGCCGGACAGCCATCCGGCAAGAAGCGCGCAGAGACGCGCTACTGCCGTGTCCCGCAGTGGCTCTACAGCGCTGGCGTCTCACTCCAGGCCATCGCCGCATACGGCTGGCTGCACGGCCGCTACGGATTCCTGCCCGTGATCAACCCGTCGTACGCGACGCTCGCCGAGGAGCTCCACTGCAGCCGCGGCAGTGTCATCACCTACCTGAAAGAGCTGGTCCGGGTCGGTGCGATCCGCATCAACGTGGGCGGCCCGAAGGGTCGAACGATCAACACCTACGAGATCGCGTTCGACGCTCCGTTCCCCGTAAGTGGTCAGTCGGCTGACCACTTGAAGGGTGCCGAGAGCTCCCAAGTGGTCAGCGGGCTGACCACTACTGGTCAGCCCGCTGACCAGAGCCCCGGTCAAAGTGGTCAGCGGGCTGTACCCGAAGAAGAAGTAGTTAAGAACGGGAAGACTCTCTCTGCTCGCATGCCCCGTCAGCCCCAGCCGTCTCCCGCTCCAGTCGAGAGAGAGACGGTTGCTTCGCAGGACAAGCTGACGACCGCGCAGCGGATCGTTCGCACTGCCGCCGTCGTAGCCGAAGCAGACGAAGACACGTTCATCGCCTGGGTGCGCGCCAAGCACCCGCCAGCCGGCCCGCAGTTCTGGCGCAAGGTCTCCGCCCAGGGCGATCTGCCCGAGCTCGTCGAGGCCTGGCGCGCCGACCAGCCTTCCCGGCCCACGCTGTCGCTCATTCCCGACTGGTGCGGCCACTGCAACCGCGGCCAGCAGCCCGCCAGCATCGCCGAACGCATCAACGAGACAACCGACGGCCGCATCGAACAGTGCCGGGCCTGCCACCCGGCCCGACGTGCCGCCGCCTGAAAGGACCCCCGTGCAGACCGCACCCGACCCGTTCGACGACCTCGTAGACGAGCCCGAGCCCGATCCGATCCTCGACGCCGAGCAGGCTGTCCTCGGGTCGATGATGCTCGACCGCGACACCATCCCCGACGTCAACGCGATCCTCGCTCCGCGCGACCACTCCCGTCCGGCGCACACCACGATCCACGAGGCCGTCAATGCCCTGTTCCAGCGCGGCGAGCCGTGTGACCCGATCACCGTCACCCGGGAACTCATGGCCCGTGGCGATCTCGCCCGCGTCGGCGGAGCGTCCTACGTTCACGGCTGCGTCGAGGCCGTTCCGACGGTCGCGAACGCCGAGTACTACGCCGAGATGATCCACGAGCGCGGCGTGTTCCGGCGCCTGGAGGCCGCGGGGATCGGCATCGTGCAGCTCGGGCAGCAGCGCCTCGGGAACGCCGTCGAGGCGGTCGACAAGGCGCAGGCCGAGCTGTTCACCATCGCCGAGGAGCGGGCGAGCGAAGACGTCGTCCCGGTCGGGCAGACGCTCACAATCACGCTGGACGCGATGGAGGAGCGGCAGAACAGCGACCAGGCGAAGATGCCCGGCGTGCCGACGGGCTTCACCGATCTGGACACGCTGACTGGTGGCCTCCGCGGCGGCCAGATGATCGTAGTTGCCGCACGGCCAGCCATGGGCAAGTCCACCGTGGCGCTCGACTTCGCCCGCTCCGCTGCGATCAAGCACGGCATGACGACGGCGTTCTTCTCGCTGGAGATGGGACGTCAGGAGATCGAGGAGCGTCTCATCTCGGCGCAGTCCCGGGTTGCCCTGCACCACATCCGCCAGGGGACACTCACCGACGACGACTGGACCAGGATCGGCCGCCACACTGGCGAGATCCTGGAAGCGCCGCTGCTGCTTGACACCTCGACGAACCTGACCGCTATGGACATCCGGGCGAAGTCCCGCCGGTTGGCGCAGAAGCACGACCTGAAGCTCGTGATCGTGGACTACCTGCAGCTGATGCAGTCCGGGGGAGCGAAGTCCGAGACGCGGCAGCTCGAAGTCACTGAGATCAGCCGGAACTTGAAGCTGTTGGCCAAGGAGCTCGACGTTCCCGTGGTCGCCCTGTCGCAGCTGAATCGTGGTCCGGAGCAGCGCGCCGACAAGCGGCCGATGGTCTCCGACCTCCGTGAGTCGGGCTCCATCGAGCAGGACGCGGACATGGTCATCCTGTTGCACCGCGAGGACGCCTACGAGAAGGAATCCCCCCGCGCCGGCGAGGCCGACCTCATCGTGGCCAAGCACCGCGGCGGCCCCACGGCGACGATCACAGTCGCCGCCGCGCTCCACTATTCGCAGTTCGTCGACATGGCGCAGAGCTGACCCACGCTCACCCGCGCGTCCCGGGTCTCACTGCACGCACACTGATAGCCAACACCTATCAACCAACCCTCAACGATAGGACCACCGATGAGCGATCTGACGCTGACCGACCTGTTCCCGCCCGAGGCGCTTGCCGCCGCGATCGACGCTGGGCACGTGACCCGCAAGCAGCACCCGACACTGCCCCTGTCGATCTACACCTACACGCGGGAGTGCCAGTACGGGCACATCTGGACCCCCGTCACGATGCAGTGCCGGGGCCTGATCGCTGACGACGCGTCGGGGCGCATCGTGGCCCTGCCGTTCCCGAAGATCTTCGTGACGGGCATGCACGGCGTCCACGACTTCGCCCCCGCGCTGCCCGCCGAGCCGTTCGAGATCTTCGAGAAGGCCGACGGCAGCCTCATCATCCTGTTCCACCACGGCGGGCGCTGGCACGCCGCCTCAAAGGGCTCGTTCATCAGCGAGCAGGCCACCTGGGCGCAGCAGTTGCTCGACGCCTCCGACCTGACCCGCCTTGACCCGCAGTTCACCTACCTCGCCGAGGCCATCTACCCCGGCAACCGAATCGTCGTTGACTACGGCCAGCGCGAGGCCCTGATGCTCCTCGCCGCGTACCGGCCAGCGGACGGCACCGAGGAGCTCCTGTCGACGGTCGCGGCGCACTGGGAGCCGATAGGCCCGGTCGTGCGCTCCTGGGGTCTGTCGTCGGACATCGCGGTGCTGGAGAAGCTCGCTGCGGAGTCGACCACCGTCGACGGCCAGGAGGTCGGCGGCGTGGACGAGGAGGGCTACGTCATCCGCTTCCAGTCCGGGCTGCGCGCCAAGGTGAAGCTTGCCGCCTACCTCAAGCTGCACAAGCTGTTCACTGGCACGAACGAGCGCACCATCTGGGAAGTCCTCGCGTCCGGCCAGGACCCGGCCGTCCTCTTCGACCAGGTCCCCGACGAGTTCGCCGACTGGGCCCGCCAGATCGCGGACGGGCTGCACGAGCAGCACCGGCAGCTCCTCGCCGAGGCCACCGCGGACTATGCGGAGGTACTCGCCCAGCTCCCTGCCGGTTGCGACCGCAAGTCGTTCGCGCTCCTGGCCAAGGAGACCCGGCACCGCTCCGCGCTCTTCCTGCTCGTGGACGGCCGCGTCGACGCGGCGAGCGCCTGGGCGTGGAAGCAGCTCAAGCCCCGCGGCGACAAGCCGTTCAAGACCGACGAGGAAGGCTGACCATGCCCACCATCCACTTCACTACCGGCCTGCCGGCCAGCGGCAAGACCACGTACGCCATGGAGCTGTTGCGCCAGTCGAACGGCTCGATGCGCAGGGTCAACCTCGACGACATCCGCGCGATGCTCGACCAGGCCGGCGACACCAAGGTCTGGACGCACCGGCACGAGGCGACCGCGCAGGCCGTCCAGGAGGCCGCTGTGCGTGCGGCGGTGAAGGACGGCTTCGACGTGGTCGTCGACAACACCCATCTGACGCCGCGGATGCCGGGCCGGCTCAAGCAGGTGCTCGGCGAGTTCGACGAGCTGACGTTCGTGGTCCACGACTTCACGGACGTCCCGCTTGCCGAGTGCCTGATCCGTGACGCGAAGCGGGAGAAGCCGGTGGGGGAGGAGGCGATCCGACGGCTCCACTCCCGGCACGTCTCGGCGACGAAGGGCGGATGGCGGCTCACCCCAGAGTGGCTCGCCGACCGAGTCCCCGTGCACCCGTACGAGCCAGATGCGTCGCTGCCTGCGGCGGTCATGTGCGACATCGACGGCACCCTCGCACTCCACACCGACCGCGGCCCTTACGACTTCGACCGCTGCATGAGCGACGGGCTGAACCTGCCGGTGTTCGAGGCCCTGACGATGTACCGGAACTCTGGGCACGCGATCGTGCTGCTGTCCGGGCGGCAGGAGGAGTATCGGCGGCACACGGAGCAGTGGCTTGCCGAGTTCAAGGTGCCGTACGACGAGCTGTGGATGCGCGGAGTCGGCGATCGGCGCCGGGACGACATCGTCAAGGCCGAGCTGTTCGACGCGCACGTCCGGGACCGGTTCAACGTCCGGGTGAGCCTCGACGACCGTGACCGTGTCGTGCGCCTGTGGCGCCGGCTGGGCTTGCCGACGTGGCAGGTCAACTACGGCGACTTCTGAGACGGACACCGACCCCGGTCTAGCTGTCGGGGTCGGTGGTCTTGCCGCGGCGCTTCTTCGTGACGAGGTCGTGGAGTGCTTCGACGACGAGGTCTGAGTGCTTGCGGCCTTCGTCTTCCGCGATCTGCTCGACCTCGGTCCAGAGTGCGGCCGGCGGTCGGAAGGACTTGACCGGCGTTTGGCCGGTCTTGGGCCTGCCGGGGCTCTTGGGCGGGGTTCCTGTCATACAGAAAAGGATAGCTGTCTGGGCCTATGGGTTGACAAGGGTCTGCGACGGGTCCATTCTTGTATTACGGAAAAGGGAATGGACCAGCCAAGGAGCCCGCCATGGCCACCGAGCAGCAGATCGCCGAGGCCCGCCAGGCCCTCGCCAACGCTGACCGCACCGAGCTCATCTACGGCGTCGACAGCGAACCCGCCCAAGACGTGCGACGCGCCGCCGACAAGCTCGCACTCCACGCCCTCATCGCCGGCGCCACACCGGAGCAGCTCGGCCAGCACTGAACGCACCTGCTCATCGTCCGCAACGAGATCGAAGCCTGAGGAGGCCGCCGTGAGTAACGTGGTCCGGCTCGGCCGAAGCCCGTCCGAGCCTCGTCGTGGCCGTCAGTGCGTGTGTGGCGCGTTCTGGCGGCCGGGATTCGCATCCGATCCGGCATGGCTGCTCACCGCTGACCCGGAGTTGAGTTTCTTCGTGGGCGTGCTGTCGTGCCACTGCTGCGGGCGCAAGAAGTTGGACGTGATCCGGGAGCAGGCCGAAGCCGCCCGCGCCGCGAAGCCCTCGGTGATCGTCGTGGAGCGGGAGGAGCGCGAGCCGGCCCCGGTGATCGAGCTCCGATCCCGCGAATGAGCAGCCCGCCACGCCTGTTGGCCTGCGGTGTTAAGGCCAGCGGATGTTGCCGTTCGGCTGATGTCGATCACCAGATCACGAGAAGATATACCTACTCAGAACCCCACAATTGCCGTGAAAGGTAACCCTCATGGGAATGAGCGCTGATGGCCTCCTCGTCTACGGCTACGACCTTGGCGGCAGCGAGGAGTGGAAGATTCGCGAGACCGGCGAGTACGGCGAACCGAACCTGCCCTGGTATGGCGACGAGGACGACTTCGGGACCGTGGCCATGCGCCGGCTCCGCGCCGAGGTCGCTGGGTTCACGGAGACCTGGGAGACCCGCACCGGCGACGGCTACCACACGCGGGAGCGAGAGGCCGACAAGAGCCTGGGCGTGGACCTGGAGTTCTACTGCTCGCACGACTACCCGATGCACATCCTTGGCGCCGCGAAGATCTGCGTCGATCAGGGCTACACGCACCTGCTCGACTTCGACGACCTTCGGCAGCGCCAGGAAGGCTGCGACGAGAAGCTGCAGCGGGCGATCACTGCACTCGGCGTCACGCCGCTGCAGGACCGGCCGGGCTGGCTCCTCGCCTCGATCTACGGCTGACCCGAGCACCCTCGCCTGACTCCCGACCCTCGAAACGGAGCACCCCGTGACCAACGTCCGCGCCCTCACAGTCAAGCAGCCCTGGGCGTCGCTGATCGCCATGGGCATCAAGGACATCGAGAACCGCACCTGGGTCCCCGCCCAGTTCCACGGCCCCATCCTCATCCACGCCGGCGCCAGCCCGGACAAGCAGGCCATGCAGCGGGCCCAGGTCACCGGATCGCTCGGCGGCACCCGCCTGGACGAACTGCCCGCGTCCGCGATCATCGCGGTGGTCGGGACCGTTCGCGCGCACCGGGACAGCATCGGTGGCCACTGTGAGCCGTGGGGTCTCGACGACTGCTGGCACTGGGTCCTGTCCGACGTCCGCCAGCTCCCTCGGCCCATCCCCGCCACGGGCAGGCTCGGCCTGTGGAAGCCCGACGCCGACCTGCTCGCCGCCGTCGAAGCCCAGTACACCGACATGGAGGTGGCGTGGTGATCCGCATCGACCCAGCGAACACCCGCTGGTACCCACGCCAGCACACCCGCAAAGGCCACATCGACGAACCGACCTGGGCCGCCTCCACCTGGCAGTCCTCGCACCCGGCCCGGCGCGTCGAAGACCGCGAGCACGAACGGCAACGCCGCGAAGCGAACCCCGTTCTCACCCCCGGCATGCTCGTCATCTTCCACCGGAAACCGTGCCGCATCGTCGAGATCCGCGAGCACGCCGCAGACCTGTGGCCCGAGCAGTACGAGCGTGGCCTCGCCGAAGCCCAGCGCGCCTGGGACCGCGACCCCCGGTTCGGCGACCGCCCAGAGCGGGCCACCTGGCGGAAGCGACCCATCGACATCGCCCTCGTCGCCGACGAGCCCGGCGCCAGCGAGCAGCACTGGTGCGTGCCCGCGAACCGTGACTGGGACGTGCTGCCCGAGCACTACATGATCTGCCGCCAGTGCGGGCAGCTCCCGCCGTGCGACGACGAGTTGGCCGAGCATGTCATCCAGCACGCCGTCGGCCAGGCCGAGCACCTGATGTCGATCCAGCGCGGCTGCTGCCTTGGTTGCGGGGAGCCGATCACGCACCGCATGAAGGCGACCCGCTTCCCCGGCCCGAACCTGTGGCGCCCTGACTTGGGCGACGGCTCGGCGGTGTTCCATGCCCGGCAGGGCTGCGACAGCTTCACGTACCGGTATCGGGAGCAGTGGGAGGCCGCACGGAAGGCCGAGCAGCCGGCCGGGCAGTTGACGCTGGACGAGGGGAGCGCCTGATGGCCCGTCCGGAGCCTGCCCGCATGAACTGCCCGCGCTGCGGCGAGGAACTGCTGCTGCCGATCACCGTCTGGGGCGACACCGACAGTCCCAAGCCGCTGTTCCACGTCGCCATCAGCACCGAGCCCGTCGAACGGCACGTCGCCCGCTGCGGCGACGACCCGACTGCCTGACCCGTCCGCCTGGTTGCGGCCAGGCAGCCACCACGAAGGAGACCCGCCGTGAAGAAGATCCCCACCGTGTTCCTGCGTGACCCTGATGACCGTGCCCACGTCCTGCCTGAGGTCAACCCCGACTGTCAGTGGGTTCTCGACGGCGAAGGGCGCGCGACCCGCAAGTACGACGGCACCTGCACCTTGTTGGACGAGCTCGGCAAGTGGTGGGCCCGGCGCGAGGTCAAGCCTGGGAAGCCGCTGCCCGCCGACTACTGGCTCATCGAGGGCGACGAGGTCACCGGGAAGCTGTTCGGCTGGGAGCCGATCGGCCAGTCCGCGTTCGCCAGGTTCCACGCCGAAGCCCTCGACAACCACCGCGGCACCAACAACGGGATCTACACGCCGCGCCCCGGCACCTACGAGCTGATCGGGCCGAAGGTCAACGGGAACCCGGAGCGGGAGCAGCGGCACTGGCTGATCGAGCACGCCAAGGCGGAGCGCATCCGCCAGCTCGACGAGCTGACCTTCGACGGCATCCGCGAGGTGGTGCTCGCCCTGGCCGAGGCCGACGGCTGCGAGGGCATCGTCTGGCACCACCCCGACGGCCGCATGGCGAAGATCAAGGCACGCGACTTCAAGGCCGGTGCGTGATGCCCAAGCTGATCCGCCAGCTCCTCGACGGTGTCACCCACTCCGGCCCGTCGTACAACCCGCCTGTGTTGCCGCGTCGTGGTGACGCCGTCGAGGCGTGGCTCAAGCAGCAGCGGGACGGCGCCGCCGACTACCCCGAGGCGTACCAGGCCACCGACGGCCTGCTGGACCTGTACCGCCTCCACGCCGACACGGGTACGCCGCTGCACGAGCACGTCTGCGAAGGCGGCAACCGCGACGACTGCGCCGGCTGCTACGACGCACAGAACGGAGCGACCGCGTGACCGCCCAAACCATCGTCGATCTCCGCCGCGAGCTGGAGAAGGCCCGCATCACCCTCATCGCCGCCCAGTCCCATCTCGCCGCGCACGCGGAAGCGAACGCCGCCCTGCACTGCGCCGCGACGGTGATGTACTCGCCGCTGCACGCCCAAGTCACCGCCGCCATCGCACAGATCGAACACGCCCTCACGCGCACCGAGCAGGCGTACATCGACGCCAGCCGCACCCCGCAGCGCGACCGCGACATGGAGCAGCTCGGCGCGATCCTCCTCGACCTCGACCGGTGCACCCACGGCCGCCACTCTCTCGACCCGTGCGGTGACTGTGGCGGGAAATCGCGCGGTAACCCGTATCTCCGTCCTGGTGAGGGGATCGGCTACACGGTGCATGGGCAGTCGATCGTCATACCCGAGGCGGCTGACCGGCACAACCCGAAGGCATGGAAGGTAGGCCCCAATGACTGACCAGGAGTTCGGCCGCCCGTTCAACCTGACCACCGCTGAGGGCTCGCGCTTCCACGGCGTTGAGTTCCCGTCCGGGCACGTCGTCCTCGCGAACGAGGGCGGCCTCGTGACCGCCTACATGTCCCTGGCTGTGATGCTCAACTTCCCGGACATGGCCGACGCCACCATCGAACGGCCTGCGGCGGGGGAGGGCTGATGGGCATCGACGAACTCGCGGCCCTGGTGCGCGCGGGCCTGGATGCCGACGAGCAGCCCGCTAAGGGACTCCTCGGTGCCGCGCGGTTCCTGGACCGCACACCGGACTTCTACGGCGCTGGTGGGCCCGCTGCTGAGGCGTTGTGGCGACGCTTCAGCGAGGCCCGTGTGTTGGCGGAGGTGGCGTCGAAGCGGGAGTTGGTTGCCAGGCTGCTCCGCGAGAAGCACCACGCCGACTGCGTGTCCAGCATCGACGTCTGGTGTGACTGCGGCCGGGACGCCCGCGTGCTCGCCGTACTCCAACTCCTCGCCACCCCCTACCAGGAGGTCGAACGTGGCTGATCCTGGACAGCGTCTCTACGAAGCCCTCCGCATCGGACACGCCGGCTGGGCGGTCCTCGACAGCGACCTCCGCGAATACTGGGCCAGCATCGAGTCCACTGCGCGCCGACAGGCAGCCGAAGACCTTCGCGCCTGGGGCGAGGAAGGGCATCTGCGCCGGGCCGTGGACCAGTACGGTGCTCCCCTTCACCAGTCGCCGTTCTACATGTACGAGGACGCCGATCGGGCCGCCGACTGGATCGACCTCGACAAGCAGGAGACACCGTGATCCATCTGCACAAGTGGGGCCGCTGGCAGGACGCCCAAGCCACCTACAGTTCCCCGCTGTTCCCGAAGCTGGGCGAGTCCCAGGGTCTGATACAGATCCGGGCGTGTGAACGCTGCGGCAAGAAGAAGATCCGGGAGGTACGGTGACAGACACTCTGCGGGACCAGATCCACGCGATCCTCGACGGCGGCATCTCCTGCGGTGCCTGCGGTACGCCCGACTGGTACACCGGCCAGATCATGGCCGTCGTCGAGCAGCAGGCAGCCGACGACCTGGCTCTGTGGCGGTCTGCGGCGTACCAGCACGCCCGCGAACGCGACCAAGCCCGCGAGACGCTCGCCAAGGTGCGGGAGTACCTGGAGACCAGCGACGACGACGGCGTGCGCACCCGCCAGCACATCCTCGGCATGCTCGACCGGGCCGGCGTGCCCAGCGGCTTCCGCTGGCACGTCCTGAGCCAGTGCCCGGACGAACAGGCGTGCACCATCCACGGCCGCAACGACGAGCCAGCAGCCTGCCCGCCAGCCTGCGCCGAAGCGCACACCTACGACGGCGACTGCCAGCAAAGCCCGTACCTCGACGGCGTGATCGGTAGCGGATGGGACAACGGCCGCGAATCGTGGGTGTGGCGCTGCGAAGACGCGCCCGGCTGCGACGGCCTCCTCAGCCTCGGCCATGGTTCAGCAGCGGAGGCAAGGCGCTCCTACGACCGGCACTGCAACCGCGAGCACGGACCGGCTGTCAGTGCCACGTCGTAGCGTCGTTTCCAGCGCACCACGCCCGCCAGGGCCACGATCGAGCGCGACGGGCCGGGCCAGCTCCAACACACGGGAGACGGCCCGGCTTACTCACGTTCCGTGATCGGGATCGTGGGCCGTGCAGCTTTTGTTTCTCTCTGGAGGTAACAAACGCTGCACAGCCGCCGCATAGTCGTAGCAGCCAGTGACTAGCGGCCCAACTACTAGTCCAGTAGCTACTAGTAGGTAGATAGTAGCTGTACGCCCGCTGGTACGGCGTTCCCCGTAGAGATACCTTCGAACATGTGAGCGAGTACAGGTCTCCGGTTCCTCCAGGCTGGCCGAAGCAAGTCGACCGCCCCGGCGCACCCGACAGCGGCTGGGAGACCAGCGCCGTCCGCTGGCTCTACGACCAGGCCCCCGGCGCGTGGCGAGACGGCCTCAATGGACGCCAATACCCCGACCGGCCCCTCATGCTCGCCCGGGACGTCCGCTATCTCGTCGACGGCCAGATCAACGGGCTACGTGAGGCATACAGGCGCGCCCGCGTCGAACTCGCCGAGAAGTTCGAGCCGAACCAGATCGCCGAGCAACTCAACATGTACCAGCAGGAAGCCGCACGCCTCGAAGCGCTCCTCAAACAAGTCCAAGTCGTCGAAGACGCGCTGTCGGGCATCAGATGGGTGCCCAGGAAAGCCGACGTCACCTTCGACACCCTCAACTGAGCCGGCGCCTACTGCATGCCGGGCAACACGTCCTGCTCCACCTCGAAGCCGCGCGGCGTCAGCGGCACCTCGTGGCGGCATGCGGCCCCGCGCCGATACAACCGCGCGACCGGATCCGTGAGCGGCCGACCGCACGCCTCACAGCGCACCACCCTGCGCTCAGGTGGCACGCTGCCAGGAAGAAGCAGTTGGGTCATCGGCCCGTCGGGGAACCAGCACCCGGACCAGGCGGCGGCACAGGCTCCTCGGGCGTCTCCCTGGACGGCATCGCACGATGGCCGCCCTTCGACACCATCGCCCGCAACTCCGCCGAGGTCAGCCGCTTCTCGCTGCTCACGTCGTCTCCTGGTTGTTCGGAACGGTTTCCTCGCCGACACCCGAACAACTCGCATCCGGGCGCGGGCCACGCCAGTCCACCGCGGCGTCCGGGCAGGTCTCCCGGTGCTCGCCGTCGACGTACTCCAGCCACGACTGCCCACACGAGCACGTCCGCCGCCAGCCCGCGAATGCCTGACGGCCGCCCGCGTAGTGGTGCTCCAACGGGCCCACGTACAGCGGGCAGTACATCAGGTGCCCCAGCCGCTTCTTCGTCCGCGCGAACTCGGACTCCGGATGCGGGGCGTTGCAGCGCAGGCACTGCCCACGACGCCAGCGGACGGACATGCTGCGGGCGTCGTACAGCGGCGCGATCAGCTCATCCCACACGACGTCGGCGGTCTCGGCCGGGAGCAGACTCAGAAGACGCTGGGCGGCCTCCTCGCGGCCCAGCACGACCGGCAGGTGCAGATCGGTATTCAGCGGCTCACGCATGCTCGTCCTCCTCGGGCTTGGGCATCGGCGGCAGGTGCAAGTCGACGAACACGGGCACCTGAGCCGTTGTCGACGCGCTGGGACGCTCCCACTGCGGTTCGCAGTCAGGCGGCTCCAACTGGGCGGGCACTCTGGGCGGGAGATGGCCGGCGACCCACGCGGTCCGGGTCACCTGCCGGGACATGAACTCGACGTGATCCTCGCCGTGCAGGGCGACTTCGTGGTCGTAGGCGTTCACAGCATCACGGAGGAAGCCGTTGAACTCGCGAGTGTGCTGCTTGCCCTGGAAGTACGTGATGCGGACGGCGTACTCGGTGATGCGCTGGACGTCGGTGGTGGGCTCGATCATCGGTGGTGCTCCTAGCGGCGTTCGTGTTCGGGCTGGCGGGCAGGCAGGCGGTGCAGTTCTTCGAGGTAGGCGATGGCGTAGTCCTGGTTGACGGTCGACCAGATCGCGGCCAGCTTGAGCCGGTTTCGGCGTTCGACCCGGTGCACCATGACTCGGCCCACGATCAGCCCGGCCGCGACCACGCCAACCGCCACCATCCACGCCCACACGGCCGTCACCGCTCGGCCTCTGTCAGATTCAGCGGGCCGATGATCTTCTGCCGGAAGCCCAACGCCACAGCATGCGCCCTATTCCGCGCACCCAACTGCTTGAACATGACCCGCAGGATCGTCTTCACCGTGTCCTCCGCGATGTACAAGCGGCCACCGATCTCCACGTTCGACAAGCCACACGCAACCAGGCACAACACCTGCCGCTGGCGTGCCGTCAACAAGCCGCCGGCCGCCATGGCATCGTGCTCCCGCACACTGTCCTGCGCGGCCAGCACAGCCGCGACCGTGTCCTGCACCGTCGGCGTCATCTGCTCGTCTCCTGCTCGGGCAGTTCACGGAACGAGATCGTGACGGGCTGCGTGGTGCCGCAGTTGCTGCACCGGACCGCGAACTCGTGATGCACCGCGTCCACAAACTCCGAGTTGGCGATCTCGTCCAGCAGATGCTGCTGCTCGGCGTCAGCAGCAGGCAGCGCAGTGATGTCGGTCTTCGTCATGACGGGTTCTCCTTCGCGATCGTGTCGAGGTCTCTGGCTGCCATTCGCAGCAGCAGCGGATCCGATGCCGGGCCTGCTTCGACCCGGTCAGCGGTCGAACGCAACAGGGCAGCGGTCGACCGGCAGGCACTGATGGCGTCCGCGAGCTCCTTCGCGTGCTTGTACGCGGCGTTCCGCCAGCCCTCGACCTCCGTGTTCAGCGCGGCGACCTTCGCGGCGTGCCGCTCGTCCGAGCAGACCAGCGGGATGCCAACGCGAAGCCGCTCCAACTCCGGCTGCACGACGGCGGCCATCAGGTCGGCGATAGCGTCGACCGGGCCCTCAATGGCCGTGACCTGGTCGAAGTTCAGCACCGTGGCTTGGATCGGATGCGCCGCATCACACGCAGCCGGGTCCGGGCAGTCGTCGTCGCACAACCGCCCGGCCTCACGCAGCGCCTCGGCGATCCGGGCACGCAGGTCATCAGCCACGGCGGGTCTCCTTCCGCCGCTCGTGCATGCGGATCGCGTCAGCAACCGTGAATCCGTTCACCGTCACCAACGGCGCGGCCTCGCGGGCGAGCTTCAACGCCGTGTCCAGGTCGAAGCGATGCTCAGCAAGCCACTCGTCCTCACGCGCCGACGGCCGCATCTCGTACTCCCAGGCGCCCGCCGCCGAGAGGCAGCACCCGTGGCGGAGGACTGCCCAACGGTCGCGGCCTCGGTACTCGACGGTGATCTCGAACGCGCCGCCGTCCATGACGCCTTCGGGTACGCAGTTGACGGTGTAGCGGTCCGCACGCACGGCAGGCTCAGGCACGGTCATCACGGGCCTCCCCGAGAATCGCCCGCGCCGTCGCCAGAGCGAGCTCGTCGAACCGGTCGGTCTCCTGGATGTCCGCCTCCGGGTCGAAGCGGCCAGCAGCCGCGTCCAGCCAGTTGGACAGCGCCAACGCCACGCCCGGGTGCAGCGTTGCCACGTACTCGCTGACGCCGCCCCAAAACGCGAGCAGGATCGGCGCGTCCTCACCGGGCGCGGTCAACACGCCCTGCTTCTCCGGGAACGGCTTCTGGATCCACGGCGTCGGCACGTGCCCGACATCAGCGTTCAGCTCCCGCAGACGGGCAGACGCGGCACGCAATGTCTCAATGTCGTTCATGAGGTCTCCTGGGTGGTGTTGGTGTCGGCCATGCGCAGCACGGCCTCCATCGCTGCCGCACGGTCACGCGGGTCGTGCCAGAACGTCTCCGCCCCAAGCACCTCGACGACCTTGAACAGCACCTCGTTGCGGTGCACCGCCTCGTACTCGTCGAGCAGCTCGTCGACCTCGCTGACGGGCCGGTTCGCCATCGCGAACGCGAGCCCGAACGGCACGCGGATGTCATCCCGGGCGCTCATCGGGTCGCCTCCCCGGCAGCCGGCACAGCCAGGTCGAGCGCGGCCCGTACGTCGTCGGCGAACAGGAAGCCCTTCCCGTCCTCGTTCTTCCAGACACGAACCTGGGCGATCGCGTGGACCTTCGCCTCGGCCTTCTTGCGGGCGAGAGTCGCGGCAATGGCCTTCTCCATGCGCTCCTGTGCGCGCTCCACGGCCTCGTCACGCTCGCGACGCTCACGCGCCAACTCAGACCGGAGGCGCTTCACCTCGTGCGCCTCGCCCAGGTAGTTGTCCATCGCGGCGCGGTACTCGAACTCCCAGAACAGGAGCTCGCCGAGACGCTGCTCCGACTCGAAGCGGAGGCCGTCGATCACGGGCATCACGGCGTCGGCGTACAACTCCCGGACCCGCACACAGTCCGCACACCCGGTCTCGCCGGGCTCGAAACCACACTCGCCACAGAACGCGCCAGCGGTCGACAAGGCGGCGAGCACCTGCTCGCGCTCGGGCATTTCCTTGCTCACCAGTTCTCCTCTCCAGTGCTCGGGTAGGCGGCCAGGAAGATCGGGCAGCGATCCGCATGGTCGTTCGGGTTCGGGTAGCAGTCACAGGCACGCAACTTGGCCAGCTCGGCGCGGAGGCGGTCCAGCTCCGCCAGCAGCACGCCCACGGTCGTGGTGTCGCGCCAGTCCGGGTGCGTGGTCCGCTCGAACTCAGCGCGGATCTGCTGCTCGCGCTCGGGGGACAGGGGCCCGGTCACCGCAGGTCTCCTTCGTGCTGCTTCCGCCACTCGTAGCGAAGCGCGGCCATCTCCTCGCAGATCGCATCGAAGTTGGCCTGAGCCCGGGACAACGCCTTCCGGGCGTCCTCCGCGTTCGCTTGCAGCCGCCGCATCTGCTTCTCGTACTCGGCCTCAGACAGTTCGTCAGGCATCGGGGGTCTCCTTCGGGGTGGTGGGGTCAAGCCGCGGCACGAGCCGCAAGAAACGGAACACCAGCAGCAGCCGACACAACATGCGCCGCCAACAACGGCGGCACAGCGTTACCGACCTGAAGCGACCGCTGGCCCTTGTTTCCCTGGAACGGGTAGCCATCAGGGAAGCCCTGCAGACGGCCGGCTTCCTCGACCGTCAGATTCAGGTGACCGCCGGCCTGCTTCCCACCGACATGCCCGACCGTCCCGGTGACAGTCGGCGCCGGACGCCGCCAAGCCCAATGGCTGGGGTTGTCCATCGCCGCGCGCATCGCCTTACGGCTCGTCGACGAGAACGGCTCAGCGCCGCCCGTCTCCGTGCCGCCGCCCGTCACCGTCGGCGCCGGCCGCCGGGTGTAGCCCCAGCCGAGCGTGTCCGCCATCGTCCGCCACGGCAGCAGCGCCGGACCGAACAGGTCGTCAGCCGGATGCTCGGCATGCGTCGGAGCAGGCGGCGAAACCTGCCGCACCCGGGACGCGACCAGGAACGCCCTGCGGCGCGCCTGCCCCAGGCCGTAGTCCGCGGCGTGGAGGATCCCGCACCACGAGCTGTAGCCCCAGCCGGTGAGGATCTCGCCGTAGTGCCGCCACAGCGGCAGGACCGCGGGGACCTGCTCCATGGCTATCCACTCGGGGCGGATCGCCTCCAGGTAGCGCATCGGCTCGGCGGCCAGCAGTGACCGCGGGTCCTTGCAGTCGGCGAGCAGTTGCGGGCGGGAGTCGCGGCCGTGGGCCAGGTCGTGGACCGCCTGGTGCACGAGCGGCTCGTCGTCCAGGCCGGCCATCTTGCCTCCCTGGGACCAGGTCTGGCACGGCGGCGAAGCGATCACGGCGCGGACGTTGCCGACCATCCGAGCAACGGTGAGGGCGGCGACGTCGGCCTGGACCGTGGTGTGTCCGGCGGCGCGGCGGGTGTTGCAGGCGGCGGTGTCGAACTCCACGCCGACGTCCCGCACGTCGAGCATTCGCAGGGCCTCGCTCCAGCCTCCGGGGCCCGCGAACAGGTCCAGAATCACGGCGGTCATGCGGTTTCTCCAGTTCGGGCTGGGGCTTCGGGGTGGTGGGGTCGCGCCAACAGGAACAACCCCAAGGCGGGCAGGTCAGTCTTCGTTCTCGAAGTACGTGGTGATGGCGGCGTGGCGCTTCCAGCGGTCCGTGAACGCCTCCACGGACACATCGCCCTCCGTGTACGCGGCAAGCCCGAACACACCCAACTCCGTGTCGTCGTAGACCGCGACGACCTGATACGGCCAGTCGCCAACGAGACGGCCGTCGATACCGGCCAGCTCCCGCCAGCCGGTGCCGGTGAGCAGCTCGATCCAGTCGTAGCCGCTGTCACACAGGGCCGGGTTGGGCAGCTCGGGCAGGAGCGCGGTGGCGGCCTCGATGCTGAGGATCTCGGTCATGGCGGTGGTCTCCGATCAGGCGGTCGGGTCGGTGGGGCGCGGCAGTAGTTGGCCCTCGGAGTTGACCGGGTGGGCGTGGCGGGTGCCACAGAAGCGGCAGCCGGCCTCGATGGCGGCGCAGTCGGTGGTGGCCTCGGCTGCCTGCAGAGTGCAGACGTTGCGGTCGTCGCCGTCCCACTTCACGGCGATCCACAGGCCCTGGAACTGGCCCGGCATGTCGTGCAGGTCGACGGCGTCGCCGACGTTGAGGTCGCGCAGGCTCTCACCGTTGTCGAGCTCGATGGCCCAGTGGTCGACGGTGATCTCTCGGACGGGCACGGCGGGCTCCTAGGCGGTGGCGGTGGGGTGCGGGTTGCGGCACGTCGGGCCGTAGATGTCGGCGGACCGAACGTGGTCGATCTGGCAGTGACCGGACTCGTCGACGTTGCCCTCCCACATGCACGGGGACAGGTCGATCTCGTGGTCGTCGCACCGGTCCATCCCGTACTTCGAGTGGGTGGCCCCGGCACTGCACCACTCCCGGCCGTCGATGTGGGCGCAGAGGAAGGTGAACGGCATGACGGGCTCCAGTTCAGGCGGCGGTGCTGGGGGTGTGGGTGAGCGGTTCGGTGCGGGCGGCGTACACCGCGTCACGGTGCGCATCCATCGCGGACTCACGGTCATCAGTCCGCTCGTTGTACTTGTCGATCACCCAGCGGCCCACGGAACGGCCCGTGTTCGCGCGGTCCTCGGACTCGTCGAACACGACCGTGTCGTAGCGGCCACGACAGATACGGATCGTCGACACGAGCAGGACACGGTCACCGCCATGGACGGGGGTCGTACGGACGGTCTCAGGCAGACAGGACATGACGGGCTCCTAGGCGGCGAGGGTGAGGCGGTTGTTGGGGCTGAGTGCCTGACGGGCTGCCCGTACGAGACGGGCAGCCGACCGGCCATCAGACGAAGCACGCGAACCCGAACGTCTGGTCGACGCCGGTCTCGTCCAGCACCTCGATGTCCGTCGCGGCGTCGCGGTCCGCGAGACGCATCACCACCCGGCCGACACGCTCGACACCCGCGGCAGTCAGCACGCGCTCCTTGACGCCCTCGGCGGTGCGGTACCGCAGCGTGAACACGGGCTCCGGCGTCCAGTCCCGCCCGTACGCGGTCAGCTCGACGTAGGCGTTCCGGTTCCGGTCGTGGCCAGTGGAGAGGAGGCCCATGCGGGCGGCACGACCGACAGCGGCGGGGATGTGGTTCTGGGCGTCGCCCATGCCCCAGCCGAGCGCGGCCACGTCGGTGCGGAGGTAGGTGCTGGACTGCAGGCGGCGCATGACGTCGGCGACGGTCGCGGTACGGAGAGCGGCGGTGGTGAGCATCGGGGCCTCTTTCGGACTGGCGGTACGCGGACGGGCGGCGGGTGCGGCGAAGTCGGTCTATGCGACCTCCGCGAGGACATGGACGGGGACGAGGTGCGCGGTCCGGCTGTAGCTGCGGAGGCCGGACTCGATGGCCGGGTCGCCGGGCACGTACACGTGGGCGTGGATCCATCGGCCGGTGGTGCGGTGGCGGACCCAGGCCTTGAGCGGGTTGCGGTGGTTGGTGAGCCGGTAGGCGGTGGCGATGTGGCGGCCGGCCCAGGAGTGGTAGCCGTCCTTGAACTCCGGCTCCACGCCGTAGCCGTCGAGGATCGTGTTGACGGTGACGAGCTGCCCGAGGTCGAGCATCTGCTGGACCTGGGTGCCGTCGAGGAGGCGGAAGAGGAGGTCGGTGGGGAGCTGCATGACGCGGCCGAGGATCGCGGTGACCTGGCGGGTGATCGAGCGGCGGGCGGTGGCGTTCACGGTGGCTCCCCTGGTGCAGTGGGCCGCTGTGCGCTTCCCTCTGCTCCAATTATGTAGCCCTACGCGTAGCGCTGTCCATAGGTGTGGTGTAGCAATATTGAGAGCCCTACATGTAGCGCTCCGATGCGCCCTATCCGTAGTACTCCAACCCGTGAGACCATGACGACCATGACCAAGACCTGGAAGCCCGACGACGAAACCGCAGAGATCTTCGCCACCTACAGGGACGCCATCGAAACCGAACGCCGACTCAAGCCCGACGTGCGGGAACGCGCCGAAGCCGCCCTCAAAGCCGGAGCCACCGGAACCCAGCTCTCCCGCCTCACCGGCATGACACCCGAGGTCTTCCGACGCATGGCCCGCGACCTCGAACTCCCCGTCGACCCGCGCTACGCCGAACGCGCCGCAGCCAGCCGCCGAAAGCCCCGAACCGACGCCGCGAAAGCCACCGCGACCGAACCCCGCGAGCGCCCGTCCCCGCAGCCGGACGCGGAGCAGCCCAACCCCGTCCCGCAGCTGACTGATCGACAGGCCGCCGAGCTGGCCACGCGCGCCTACCCCAAGGCCGACCCGCGCCAGTACGAACTGCTGGCCAACGCTTCCGCCAACGGAGACCGCGCCGTCATCCGGGCCGCACTCGACATGGGCCTGCTCGACGCAACGGACCTGCTCATCACCTGAGCCGCCCCGCCCCGCTGCCGCCGGCCCTGCCTGCCGCGCGGCATTTCGTGCTGCCCAGAACGCGCGAGCTGACGACAGAACGTTCCCGTACTGACGCCCTGTGACCTGCCCCACAGCCGAATCCTTGCCGCGCACCGAAACGCTGAGCACGCTGGGCGCATGGACCAAATCCCACGCCAACACCCCGTCGAAATCAGCGTGTTCAACCCCTGCGACCGCATGCGGCAAGTCCGCATCGCCCGCCCCGGCCACACGCCCCTGTGGGTCCAATGCCAGTCGCAGGCCGAGCTTGAGTCTGCGATCAACACGCACCGCCCCGGCATCGACCACACCGACCCCGAACAGGTCCACTGGATCGACCACCCCGGCGAATGGTCCGGCATCTGACCCGCTCACCGGGCCACCTGCTGGGTGGTGAAGTTCCGGTACGGCAACCCCGCAGCCTTGATGCGCCGCCAGCAGTCGTGCGTGCCCCGATTCCGCTGCTGCCCGCCGACCTCCGGAACGAGGAACACCAGCGCCAGCACACCACCCGGCACGGCCTGCGCGGTGACGTGCTCGACCATGCGCTGGTTACGGCGCGCACCCTCCGCCGGGCAGTACGTGCCGCCACCGCGCTGCGGACGCCGATGGTCTTTCGCGCACTCGGCGGTGCAGTTGCCCGCCCAGTCCGCGCGGAAGATCCGCCAGTTGACGCCACGCGCCTGCCGCCGTTCAGCCCACTCCTGCGCCAGCAGGTCCGCGCCGCGCGCGCCGCCGTGGACGACGACGAGGTCGTTGAAGCCGCGGCCCATCGCTTCCGTCCACGCGTGGTCGAGAGCGTTCCGGAGCAGGCGGTGGTCGTTGAACTGGCGGCTGCCGGTGACGAGCAGCAGCGCCGGCTGCTCGCGGGCCGTCACGCTGCCGCCTCCGGCTCGTCGTTGCGGCCGAAGCGGTAGTCCGTGCCGGGCTTCTGCCAGCACACGCCCCACGGCTGCTCGACGGGTACGAGCTTTGCCTTGCTCGGGTGGACGCAGTGCCGGTCGATGCCGGGCTTGCCGCGGCGGTGCATCTCGGCGGCCGAGTCGGAGTTGAACGTCTCGTGGCAGACGGGGCAGTGGGCGCGGCGGAGTCCGGTCCAGGTTTTGCCGCACTCGCCGTGGGTGATCGCGCCCCGAAGCGTCACGGGAGTCTCGGTGTTGTTCATAAGTGCCTCGATTCGCTGTCGTAGTCGTGCTCAGATCGATCGGGGGGCCTCCGCTGTAGCGGCGGAGGAACGGGGGTCTCGTGCGTGGCGCTGGCTACGACTGCGAGGGCGGCGTCTTCGGCAGGACGCCGGTCCTCGCCGACGGCCGCCTGGGGCGCTTCCTGCCACCAGGCGGAGGCGGCGGCGGATCAACCGGACGCGCCTCAGCCGCCGCCATCGCCGCCAACTTCGCGATCCGCCCCAACAGCAACGGCGTGACCGGCCAACGCTCCTGCTCCGCGTGCTGCATGAGGCGGCGTCGGATCCGCCACTCGACGGCGGAGATCGTCACGGACATGCGGTCCTCCTGGGGGTGCGGCGGCGTTCCTGTGGGCGGCGAATGAGACGGGGTGTCAACAAGCGGCTGGCTGCGGATCGGCCCGGCTGGCGGCTGGTCAGCTGGCTTCCGGTCGCGCGGCGTAGGCCTCTTTCCGCGACGGGTGTGTGTCCTGCAGGACCCGATGCCGGGTGGGCGTGCGGCACGGGTTGCCTGCGTAGGCCCGGCAGTAGGGGCAGTCGACGGCGATGTCCGGGTGTGCGAGCTTCATCGCACCCCAGCCGGTCAGGGATTCAGCGAGCTGCAACCGGATGTGGTCCGGCATGTACTGGCGCTTCTCGGGCTTGATGACGTTGCGTTCGATGCCTGCGGTGAGTTCTTTGACGTCGTAGACCGGGGCTCGGCCTGTGACGACGGCGCTGCGCTCGGCGTGCAGCTGGCGTCGGTAGTCCTTCTCGTCGTCGGGGTCGGCACGCGGTGGTGTCTCGACGTGGCGTTCGAGGCGGCGCCTCGTCTCGGCTTTCCACTTCGCGGCTATGTCCGCGGGCAGGACGGGGAACGGCGAGGTGGCGTAGTGCTGGCCGACGGCGTCGAGGGCGAACTGCAGCGGGACGTCCTTGAGGACGGTGGCCCACATGGCGACTTGGCCGCGTTGCTCGGCGGGGTCTTCACGGAGGACGCGGGGGTCGGCGTAGCTGATCTGCTTGAGGAGTTCGGGGACGTCTTGGAGGTTCATGCGGTTTCCCCGCTTTCGATGGCTTGGGCGGCGATTTCGGCGGCGATGGCGTCGTAGCCGGAGCGGGCGGCGTTGCGGGCGGCGGCCTTGGGGTCGGCGGCGTGGATGGGCACGACTGCGGCGCCGGGCTGTGGGGGCGCGGGCCTGCGGGTGCGGTGCCAGGTGTCGTAGAAGAGCCGGCTGCTGACGGCGGGGCCTTTGAGGGTCTGCATGACGCTGATGGCGAGGCTGACCATGAGCGGGACGCCGAGGCGTTTGATGTCGTTGTGGAGCCGGAACGCGTCGTCGCCTTTGAAGCTCCAGGGCACGTTGATGCCTGCGGCGCTGATGGCGTCGGCGAGTTCGATGCACCAGATGGGGAAGTCGTCGTCGGGGTCGCGGCGGGCGATCTCGCGGGAGGTCGCGGGCGCGCGCGTTGATGATTGGTTCCCTGACGGTTCCTCTGATGGTTCTAGTGATGATTCGGGTGAACTTTGGACGGGGTTTCGTGTCGCAAAGTTCGGGGTTTCGTGCTCAAAGTTCGGGGTTTCTGTCGCAGAGTTCGGGGTTTCTCGCTCCGTTACCCCGTCAGATGTGCGGGGTTTCTGGGCGGATACCCCGTCGATCTGACGGGGTTTCGGGATGATCTGATACCGGTTCCGGCGGTGTCGGCCGCCGCCGAGACCCACCGCCAGTTCGCCGATTTCGATCAGGTTGGCGATGCCCTTCTGGACCGCGCGCGGGGACAACAGCGTCCGGTTGGCGATGTCCTCGATGGACGGCCACGCGAACCCGTTCTCGTCGGCCCGGTCCGCGATGGCGAGCATGACGAGTCGGGCTCCGTTACGGGACTGGGAGTTCTCCCAGACCCAGTTCGTGACCTTGATGCTCACGTAGGTCTTCTCTCGGAAGTGAGCGGACGGATGGAGGATGCGGGGCGGCCGGCGGACCGCCCCGCGGGTGGGGCTACTTGGGCTCGGGGAACGGCTCGGGCTTCGCGCCACCGGCGCGCCAGACGAGGATCTGGACGGTCTTGCCTTCGCGGAAGAGGTTCCAGGCCTTGATGACGAGGGCGTTTACGTGCGTCTCGTCGGGGCGTCCTTGCTGGTTGGCGAGGTTGGCCAGGGCGCGGCGCAGGGCGTAGATGGGGTCTTCGCCGTCGAGGCCGACGCCGTCGCCGAGACGCGCGAAGAAGTACGCGCAGTCGCTCTTGTCGATGCTGTTGAACAGCCAGTGGCACAGCGCGGCGGTGCTGCCGTTGAGGGCGATCACGGAGCGGACGCGCTCGGCGATTTCGGCGGACCGGCGCAGCTCGGGGTGCTCGTTGAGGATTTCGAGGAGCTGCCGGTTGGTGACGGTGGCGTTGCCGCCCCGCTTGAGGTTCTTTCGGTAGCCCTGCTTCCACTTCGCGACGCGCAGGAGCGCGGCGGCGAGGATGACGACGTGGGCCTCGCCGCGGAGCTTGAGGACGTCGGCCATGGTGCGCTTGGCGCCGGTGTCCATGGTGTCCTGGGTGTGGTTCGGCAGGTCCCGGACGACGAGGAGGCGGATCGTGACGCCGGACTGCACGATCGCGGCGAGGCGGTGCTGGCCGTCGAGGAGGGTGCCGTCGGCGGCGAACTTGATGGACTGCCCGTCTTCGAGCCACGCGCCGGAGGCCATGTCGGTGGCGTAGCCGTTGACGACGCGCTCGCGGAGGTTGCGGTTGTGGGTGTTGCGCTGGAGCCATTCCTTGGCCATGGCGGGCGTGATCGCGGTGACTTCGTAGGTCGGGCCGTTGTCGAGGGTTCCCTGTACGGTGGTGCTCATCTCTTACTGCTCCTTATTGAGGGTGTCGGCGACGTCGCGCAGGGCGTCGCTGGTCTTGTGGAGGCTCGCCGCCCACCAGCGGCGGGCCTCCTCGTTTGTGGTGGTGCCGAGGTCCATGGCTTGGATCAGGGCGGTGGTGTTCTCCAGTGCCGTGATGAGGTCGGGCATCTGGTGGTGGGTCTGGTCCCGGTTGCGGTTGAACCGGTCGTCTTCGCGGAGTCGGCCGAGGCGCTCGCTGGTCTTGGCGAGGTCGAGGGCGGCTTCGGCGAATGCTTCGGGGAGCGGCCGGCGCTTCGGCTTCGACGGCTCTGCCACAGGCTCGGGGGGCCGGATGGTGACGGTCGGCGTGATGGTCTCGGTGCCCGCCATCTCGACCAGGTCTGCGGGCTCGTCGTCCATGACCCAGTCCGCGCCGGCGAAGAGTTCCGCCTCGGTTGCCGCGGCTGGCCGACTGGCGGTGTACGACTTGCCGTCGGCTCCCGTGATCGAGGTAGGTGACTCAATTTGAGTCACGTCCTTGAGGACGGTGTTGTAGGCCGCCCCTGTGGCGGAGGCGATTGCGCGGACGCTGAGGCCGCTCTCGCGGAGGCTGGCGACGACTTCCTGTCGCTCCTCGCGGGGCAGCCGGAGGCGCGCGGCGCCGAACTCGGCGTTGCAGTAGTCGTCCCAGTTGCTGTAGCCGAGGGCGGCCCAGGCGCGGCTGGTGTACGCCTCCTGGATGAGGAGCCAGGTGCCTTCGACGGCGACCTTGATGCGGTCGGTGAGGGTCCGCGCCTGCTCCTTGTCGACGGTCACGATGTCGGTCATGCGGGTGGTCCTCCCTTCTGGTTGTTGTCGGTCTTGAGGTGGTGGCCTGGGAGGTGATCCGGGCATCTGGGGCCTGCGGGGAACGGGCTTGCCTTCTTGCCGCACCGGCCGGTTGGCAGGCCCCAGTTGCAGCCCGCGTTGAGGCGGTCGGGTGGTACGCCCGGCGCGGTCACGGACTGGCCCCTATGCGGCGTTCGCGGGCGGCGAGTCCGGCGCGGATGCCGTAGGCGGTGTTCTCGTCGGTGGCGCGCGCGTCGTCGAGGCAGGCCCACACGACGGGGCAGCGGTGGCAGATGTTCTTCGCGGCCCGCTGGTCCTCTTTGTCGTCGGAGAACCACAGTTCGGGGTCGACGCCCCGGCATACGGCCTGTTCGCGCCAGTCGTCGTTCATGCGACGGCCTCCGCCTTGGCTTTGGCCCTGATGATGCGGCGGCGAATGTTGTGCGGCTCCTCGCCGAGGAGTTGGGCGATCTGCACGTAGTTGAGGCCGCGCCGGTGGAGGTCGAGGGCCTGCGTGAGCTGGTCTTCGGGGAGGACGAGGGGGGTCCACTGGTTGCGGGCGTTGGCGCGGATGCTGCCGCTCGCGGTGCCCGGGTTGGTGGGGCGCCCGTTCTCGTCCCAGGTGATGTAGGCGAGGGTGTCGTTGATGTCGGCGTCGGGGTTGACGAGGCCGGCGAGGACCACGATCAGGGCGGGGATCTCGACGTCGTCGAGCTGGCCGAGGACGTAGCGGATGTCCTGCTCGTTGCCGTCGCCGTGGACGATGCAGGCGAGTTGCGCGGCAACGGGGAGCATGCGTTCGGCGAGGTCGCCGCGCTGTTCGGCGGTCAGCATCACGCCACCGCCTTGGCGAGCTGGGGCCACTTCATCTTGTCGAGGGATGCGCGCTGGGCGGCGGGGAGCTCGAACTCGGCGTGCCCGAGCCAGTCGAGGCCGGCCCAGCGGAGCCAGGCGGCGTCGCACTGGTTGTCGTCGCCGAACTCGCGGTTGGCCCGCTTGAGTGCGGCGATGGCCATGGGGGTCTTGTCTCCGTTGCCCTTGCCGGTGGCGTACTTCTTCAACGTGGCGGGGACGACGAGCGCGTAGGGGATTCCGGCTTCAAGGAGGGCGGCGCGGGCGACGCCGTGGACCATCCCGGTGATCCCGGCGGACTTGGCGTGTACGGGGAGGTCTTCGACGACGGCGAGGTCTGCGCCGGGCGCGAGGGCGTTGGCGAGGGTGTGGGCGATGTGGAGGAGTCGGGCGTCGCCATCCTTGGCATTGGTTTTGATGGTGTGCGTCGTGCCGTCGGGGAGGCAGATCCCGGTGGCGGTGAGGCTGAGGTCGAGGCCGATGACGCGGGGCGTGTTCATGCCGCCCTCCGGTATGAGCGCCGGCTGCGGCCGACGCCGACGTGGTTGGCGCGCTCTTCGGGGGTGAGGCCGCCTCGGATGCCGTTGCGACTCTCCGCCTTGGTGCGCTTCTCCTCGTCAAGGGCGTCGTCGAGGCAGAACTGTCGGACCGGGCAGGTGGCGCAGATGCTCTTGGCCTCTTCGACCTTCGGCAGACAGGCGGGGTCGACGTAGCTGATCGGGAAGAACAGCTCGGCGTCATCGGGGCCGCAGGCAGCGCGGACCTGCCAGTTGGTGTTGTCGGTCTCACGGATTCGGATGCGTGCGGTGCGCATGGTGTCCTCCTTTCTGGAGGCGTGGGAGGGTTGGGGTGCCAGCCCGCTCAATGGCCCTGAGCGGGCTGGCGTGTTCAGTCGTCGTGGTCGAGGCCGAGGACTGCGAGGAGTTCGCGGAGTTCGGCGGCTGGCTGGCTGGTGGTGAGGGCGTGGGCGGCGAGCTTGAGCTGGGCGCGGCGCCGCTCTTTGCTGGTGTTGTGGGCGGCTCCGGCGAGTAGTGCGCCTTTGCCGTCGCCGCTGATTTCGTCGATGGCGCCCATCAGCTGGACCGCTGCCCGGGGATACGGCCGTCGTTGATGGACTCGCGGACGAGTTCGAGCTTCTGGGTGGCCTTGGTGATCTCGTCGAGGTGGCGCTGGCGGCGGCGCTCGGCGATGTCGTCGATGTAGGCCCAGGCTCCGGCGAGGAAGAACAGGGCCCCGCAGATCATGAAGATCGCGAAGGGGTAGCCGTACGGGTGCGTGATGGTCACGGCGGTGGTTCCGTTCAGTCGGTGCTGGTGGTGGGCTAGCGCTGGCCGCGGGTGAGGATCTGCTCGGCCGTCGACCAGGGGCCGCACGGCCACGCGATGAGCGCGCCGGTCAGGGAGCAGGCCTCGCACAGTGCGCCGGGCTGCGTGGGGTCGGCGTGCGGCCGCGGCCGGTGGCTGTCGCGGAGCTGGGTGAGGTCTTCGCGCATCCGCTTGATCTCGGCGCACGCGTTGGAGCCCTGGAACACCGCCTGCTGGACGGCTTCCATGAACTGGCGGGCCTCGTCCGGGGTGGGCGGGGCGGCGTTGGGTCCGCGGAAGCTGAAGGTGACCATGGTGACGAGCGCGGTACCGATGGCCTTGTGGGCGGTGTCGAGGTCGAACGGCGGCAGGTCGGTGGGCGTGTTCACGGGGTGGCTCCTTCGGGCTGGAGGGTGGCGTGGACTTTGGTGACGGCGGCGAGTCCGGCGGTCATGGAGATCTCGCTCGGGCCGGCTCCGGGTAGCGCGCCGGGCGCGGTGGCCCACGCTTCGAGGGCCGCTTGGTCGCCGGTCTTGGTGCCCCAGGTGAGCGGCGGCAGGGAGTCCACGGCTGCGGGGAGGACGGGCATCGTGGGCGGGATGGCGACGATGGGGATGACGGCGGTGTCGCCTTCGCCTATCGCGTCGCGGAGTTCGGAGACGTCGACCGCCTGGGTGTCCGCGTTCGACGCGGGGGTGTCGCGGCAGCCCGGCTCGATCGGCGCCGGAACCGGCTCCGTACCGGGAACACCCGCGTCTGCGCCGAGGAGATGCTGCAGGTGCTGGACTTCGGCCCGGGAACGCCGGAGCAGGTTGAGGTGGTAGTTGGAGCGGCGGCGGGCCTCGTCACGCTCCTCCCGCATGGTGGCGAGCTCGTCGCGAAGCCGGTCAACGAGACCAGCCTCCGTGTGACGGCCCAGCCGGGGCGCATCCTCGGCAGGAGCGGCCTTCGCAGCGAAGCTGATGCGGTCCAGAAGTCTCATGCCGCAACCTCCTCGGCGGTGTTGGTGGTGATGGGCTCAAGCCATTCGTCGATCTGCTCGCCCAGCTCGGCGGCCTGCGCCTGCTCCTTGGCGTGGCGGGTCTGCCACTCCTGGTGGTCGGCGGCGTGCTGGTCGACGAGGGCGGGGATCTGCCGGAGCGCGTCCTGGAGGTCCAGGCCGTACATGGGGTGGCCGGACGCGATGGCGTCGACGGGGGTGATCCAGTCGCTGCCGTTCCAGATGGAGCGGTCGTCGACGCCGTGCCGGAAGACACCCCAGCGGCCGGAGCCGATGAGGTCGGTCTGGACGGCGATGAGCTGCGACGGCGCGTCGGGGACGGTCCACACGAACCCGGTCGCGTGCTGCATGGCGGTGAGCAACTGGTCCTTCGTCAGCGGGCGAACGCTCATCGGGCACCTGCCTGGCGACGCAGGCGGCCGAGCTCGGCGCGGGCCTGGGACTGCTTCCGCTCCACGTCTCGCTTCCACGGCAGGGACACCGCCACGGCCGGGATCTTCAGCATCTGGGTGTACCGCTGCAGATCGTTGAAAGCGTCGGCAGCGGTGCGCTCGCGGATCGGCTCGCTGGCCAGCTCGGCGCGGAGCGCGGCGTTGCGGATCTCCCGGTCCGCGATCTGCTGGAACAGGACCCGCTGCCACGGACTCAGGGTGCTGGTGGGGCGGACGTGCGACGTGTCGACCGACACGAGAACCTCCAGGAAGGAGAGGGTGGTTACTGCTGCTCGGGGCCCGGTTCGGGCTTCTTCCGGCGCGTGTGGGGCAGCTGCGAGGCCGCGATCAGCGACAGGGCGAAGACGCCCAGGAACGCCACGACAACGGAGGTCCAATCGACGCCCATCAGGCACCGCCGGTGACGGCGTCGTAGAGGTCGCGGGCCCAGCGGCAGTCGCCGAGCGCGGTGTGAGCGACATCGCCGGACGGGCGCGGCACACCGACCGCCTCGGAGATCTCCCACGACCGCCACGGACGACCCAGCGCCGCGGTCTCGCCGTGCGCGTACAGCCAGCCGGCTGCCATCGCGACGACGTCGTCAGGCCGGTAGTGCCACGGGATGCGCCTGCCGTGGTCCTGCAGCAGCGCGGTCAGGAACCGGTCGTCGAACGCCGGGTTCGACCCGATCAGAACCCCGCCGCTGAGAGTGTCCTGGAGGTCGTAGAGGAACTCCGGGAGCGTGAGCCGGAAGGTGGGCTTGCCGTCAACGATGCAGGCGGCGTCCCAGCCGTCTGGGACGACGAACCGCTCGTGGTAGCGGCCGATCTCCAACGCCTTCGGCTCGGCTTCGGTCAGGTCGGGGCGGACCTGCCACACCGTCTCGACGTCCTTCGCGTCGGGCTCGCGGAGGATGACCGCGATCTCCCACACGTGGTGACGTCGCACATCGAGGCCCGTGGTCTCCGTGTCGACGAAGATCAGGTTCTGGTCAGCCACGACGACCACCACCCCGACGCCCGGTCAGCCACGCGTCGACACCCAGGAGCAGCAGCGCCGCAATCGCGACCGCCCACACACCCCACATCGGCCCAGTCACGCCGACTCACCGCCCTGGATCGCCGGGAACTCGCGGCCGATGGCGTCGAGCTCCAGGAGCATCTGCACGTTGTCCGACGCGGCCTGTATCCGGCGCACCGTCACCAAGGCGACACCGACGAGGTACTGCACGGCGTGCGCGTGGATCTCCCAGCGCGTGTCGGTCGGCCAGAACAGGTCCTCGTACTGCTTGCGCGGCGCGCCCGTGAGCTTGAGGATGCTCGCGGACTTGAGGACCCGCTTCCAGGCGTGCTCGTCCATGCCGAGGCCGTGGTGTGCCCGGCCAATCGCCGCAGCGGCCTCCCACGACAGCGTCGTCGGCAGCGACCCGTGGACGCGGTCGCCGCCGGGCAGCTCGTACCGGCCGTGCTTCCTCAGGGCCGGCAGGACGTCGTGGAAGATCCACCGCTGGAACCGTTCGACCTGAGCCCGGATCTCCTCGTTCTTGATCCGCGCTGCCTGCCGCTGACCGATCACCCGATACAGGCCCGGCTCGGAGATGAAGCGCACTTCCTGCAGGCCACCGGGGGTGGGAGCTAGTGCCCACCCTTTCTCGTCCTCTGGAATGGATCGGAGCATGTCCTTAGCCGATCCGAAAGCCAGGCCGCGCGCGATTCCCGGCGCCAGCGCGCGGAAGGAGTCACCAGCCGCGATGAGCTCGATATCGAACTCGCTGTTCGTAAAGTGCTCGATGCCCGACTGTGGGTGCATGTTGGGAGTCGCCACGGAGGGTGCTCCTTCCTCTGGTTGGTTCGGATGGATCAGGCGGGGCCGCAGGCGCAGGACGGCCCCGCGAGATGGCTAGAACGGGTGGGTCTCAATCCGGCCGCCAGCACCGCGCAGCGACGGCACCGTCCGCATTGCCTCCAGCACCAGCCGGTCGACACGGGTCTCGATGTCCGTCAGCCCGGCGTTGTCAGCGGCGAGCTCCAGCTCTCGGGCCCTGGCCGCCTGCTCGTCGCTGCCAGACACGTACGCGCCGGCGATGTGTCGAGCCAGGTCGCTACGCAGCGCATCCACACGGCTCGTCGCGGTTTCGGCTTTTGGAGGAGCCCACGCTGCGGGGCTTCCGCCGAGGGCGACGATCCGGGAGCGGGCCTCGTCTGCGACGTCCACGCCGCCGCGCCTGAGCTCCTCCGCGATCGACCATGCCCACGTGCGGGTCGCCAGCGGGCCATCGAGCATCGCCTCCGCCAGGTGGCCCACGACGACACGCAGCAGGACGGCAGACTCCAAGTTGGCGTTCATGCCGCACCGCCCATCAAGAGACGCGACGTGGTGGCCTGGATCGGGCCGACACCGGCCTGGGACGGCTGCATGTCGTGCTCGTTGACGAACTCGGCGTCCACCTGCTCACGCGACAGACCAAACCGCTCACCCGCCGCGTACAGCGCAGCCAGTGCGTCCTCGTGGGACGGCTCCGCCTCGGTCTTCTTCGCAGCCCGCTTCGGCGCAGGGGCCTGCGTGATCTCGTCGATGGTCTGACGCGGCGCAGGGAACTCCTCCTCCACGCTGATCTCGCCCCGCTGGATCGACCGGAACGTGATGCTCAGCTGCGCCACGTCGTGCTCCGTCCACTTCGCCGACGGACGACCACCGAGGCGCTTCTCCAGCTGATCCGTGGTCACCCCCAGGCCGGCGAAAGCCCGGATCGCGTCCGCGATGCGCTGCGGCAGCGGCACACCACCGCCGTCGCGGAGCGTCTGGTTGCACAGCTCCTTCGCCTTCTCGACGAACCACGGCGGGAGGATCGCGAAGATCGCCTCACGGACCCGGCGGGCACCGTTGTTCGCGTTGTTCTCGTAGATGTCCCGCATGTCCGTGAGCTTCTCCGGGCCGCCCTTCTTGTCCCTCATGTGCGGGACGATGAACGTGGAGGCGTTGCGGGTGTTCGTCTGCACGTCCCACGCGAACGCCTGCATCTCCGACTGGGCGTAGTCGTCGTCACGGCGCATCTCCGTCAGCCCGTATTGGACGTTGCCCCAGCAGCGGGCGAGCTCGCGGGCCAGGTGCACCGAGGGGCCGGTCACGGCGCCGCCAGCGCGGGGGAAGCGGTAGAACGCCTTCTCTGCGAGACCCATCTGGCGGCAGGACATCTCCAGCTCGACCAGGGCCTGCTGGACGTTGCGGGGGCACTGCTGGGCGACGACGATCGCGGCCTGGACCTCGGCGACGGCGCGGGACTGCTCGACGGCGGTTCCCTGCCCGAGCCGGGCCGGAACGGGGGGCGCCTGCACGGTCGCGGGCGCGTACTGCTGACTCATCGAAAGGCTCCTATCGGTACTCGCGCTCAACCCAGGCGGGGAGCGTGATCTCAGGCAGTCGGGGGCGGGCGTCGACCATGTAGTCCGACCACTCGCCGGAGGCGGTGCACTCGGCGTAGGCGTAGATCGCCATCTCGGCGAACCGCTTGCCGATGTCCAGGGCGACCGTGTCGAGCTCGACGATCGTGATCAGGTACGGGGCGGTCTTCTCCTGGAACACGAACCGGAACCACGGGTCGGGGTCGCACAGGCCCAGGGCCTTCACGCCGGCCAGGTACCAGGCGGCCTGGATGTGGTAGCCGTACTTCCACACATCCCGCTGGATCGAGTCCAGGTCTGCGGCGGTGGTCGTCTTGTAGTCGACGACCTGGTCGGGGCGCAGCCAGTCGGGGCGGCATCGCAGCGTCACACCCGTGCCGTGGTGCAGCCAGTACAGGGACTGCTCGGCGTGGCCGGTGCCCGGGGCGAACAGCGCGCCGGCGACCGGGTGGTCCCGTACGACGCGGGCCATGGCCTGGAGCTCGACGTACTGGCTCTCCAGGACGGGGACGGCACCGCGGGCGCGCGCTTCTTCCTGCGCCTCCTCGGCGGCCTTGGACCGCCAGCTGTTGAACTCGCAGACCGCGATCTCCGGGCCGTCGTCCAGGATCAGGGTGTGCGCGGCGGTGCCGAAGTCGAAGTGCGGCTTCGGCCCCTCCGGGTGGTCCATCGCGTACCGGAACTTCGCCGGGCACGACGGGGCAAGGAGCTTCCGCGCGCCCGACGACGACAGCGTTGTGGTGTCGGCGTGGTACTCGGCGAGCGGGATGTCGGAGTACACGCCCGGCTCACGCGACGCCGCGAGAGGTATCGGTGTCTCAGCCAGCAACGTCATAGCGGGGGCCGTCCGATCGGGTGTAGTAGCGGCGGCCGGGGGTCTCGTGCAGGTCCAGGACGCCCTCGGCGTGAAGACGTGCCAGGTCGTGGCGCATGGTGCGGCGCAGGATGTGCGTGAGGCGGGCGTCGTGGTGGTACAGGCGCTTCAAGCGGCCGGGCGTCCACTCGCCGCTCTGGCGGTCCACGGCGGCACGCAGGATCGCGAGGCGCTCACCAGTCCTGAGCGGCAGGGCCTTCATCGGCTGCACGGTGGTCGTCATGCCGCACCGCCAGTCGTGACCTCACGCCGCACGGTGTAGGTGCCGTTGGGGCGGATCAGGACGGTGTCGCCGAAGTACGCCACAATGTGGTCCGGGCGCCGGCCGATCCGCATCCCGACGGTGATGATCTCGTCGCCGATCCACGTCGTGAACGGCTTCGCGAAGACGTTGAACCGGTCGAGCTCCGCGTCGATCAGCGGATAGCTCGCGGGCGTCAGCAGGCGGTTCATGCGGCCTCGACCGCCTCGTGGTTGTCGGTGGCGTGCTTGTCCTGGCGGGCGCACCAGGCCGAGCAGTACGCCTGACCGGCCGCGACGATCTGCGGGCAGTACACGTGAGCGCACTGGGACACGGCAGCCCAGGCGGCAGTGGCCTGACGCGTCGACCAGGTGAAGTTGTGGCCGTTCACCAGCGCGCCGTGCACGTCCGTGCCCTGCTCGGCGTGGTCCACAGCGCACACCACGAACCCCGTAACCGAGCCCGTGTGCGGCATGTTCGACGGGCACAGGACCGGCTCGGCTCGCTGCACCGGGGCGGGGATGTCCCACAACTTGGCGTTCTCGCCCGTGTACTGGGCCAGCGACACGGCGCTCACGCGGCACGCGCCATGCTGTGCAGGGCGCGGATCTCGTCCGCCGCGTCGCCGTGCAGCAGGCACGAGCCGCTGTCCGCGACCGCGTGCGCCACCACGTTCTTCGGCCCCCACGACTGGTCCATGCACAGGCGGGACACCTGGATCGACAGTTCACGGACCGTCAAACCCAGCTCGGCCGCCAGGTCGTTCACACTGATCTGCGCGCTCATGCCGCCGCCCCCATCTCGGGGAGCTGGTCGCCGCGGACCACCGTGACGGGGAACTCGTGGACCGTCGCCGTCGCCGTAGCAAGGTGGTCGGTGACGTGCGCGTCCGGGCGCTGGTCTGCGTAGTCGTACAGGGCGACGATCCACGCCGACCACGCCGTCACCGAGTCGACCAGGACGATCAACACGTCCGCCCGCTCGATGATCTCCGTGGCCTGCCAGGCGGCAGGAAGCTGGTCGTCCGCCTGCAAGAGCGCCATCAGCGCCTCACTCGCGGGGGAGTGCGATCCGATCGGACCGCTACTCTGGGAAGGCGTCATCGCCTACTCCTTCGGTTGAACCTGAAGTGGGTGGTGGTGCTGGGCCGTCCGGTGACGCGGGCGGCCTTCTTCTTTTCCGCTGCTATGCGGCGGCGGGGCCGGCGTGCTGCTCGATGAGCAGGGCGTCTTCGGCGCGGCGCTGGATGATGCGGGCTTCGATCGCTTCAACGGTCTTGTCCGGGTGGCCCGGATACCAGGCGGCCTCGGCGGCTTCGCGGGCGGGGAGGGATTCGCGGGCTTCGATGGCGCGGATGTAGGCGCGGGCGAAGTCGTCTATGGCGCTCATGCGGCGACCGGCTCGGGCTCGGCGTTGTCGTCCTCGTTGAGGATGAGTCCGTCGACGGTGAGGCCGTAGGGACGGCCAAGAGCTCGGAAAGTCGCGACCTTGGGTTCGTTGGTGGCGTCGGGTCGGGCGAGTCGGGAGATGGTGGCCGGGGAGACGCCGGTTCGGGCGGAGATCATGGTGTCGGTGGTGTCTCCGTGAGCCTTTGCTGCTGCCCGGAGTCGCTCGACGTTGAGGCGGGTGGTCATGTTCACCTCCTGTTTTACGTCTGCGGAAGAGCTTCCGTTGGCGAAAACAGTAGGCGGATGGCGACGCGTGCGCAAGCTCTTACGCAGACGTAAGAGTAAAGCTATGGCAAACCGCTTGGCGTGAACATGAGCCCAAATGTGGCGTCTGAGTGAAGGTGTGGCTTACCCTCTGACCACTGCCCTTTCGTGCATGAAAGAGTTGCCGCAGACGCAACAAAGCCCGCTAGCCTGCCAACATGGGAAGCGATGTCGACATGACGCCATCAGAGGAGTTCGCTGCCTGGCTCGAACCCGCCATGCGCCGCGCGGGCTACGACCTCGACCGGCTCAGCGGCGGACGCACAGCCTTCGCCGAAGCAGTCGGCGTCTCAGGAGCCACCGTCACACGCTGGCTCTCCGGCAAGTCCATGCCAGACCCCGACAAGTTCGAATCGATCGCGACGGCCCTCAAGGTCAACCCGATCGACATGCTGCACGGAATTGGCGTTCTTTCAGCCAAACCGGCTGCAACAAGCCGTGAAACAGCAGTACGATCGCGTCCCATCACCCCCTCAGAAGCCGCCGACGCGCTAGGCATTGACGACCCATACGACCGTCAGATGTTCACTGCGATGGTCAAACAACTCGCCAAACGCCCCAAGCTCACCGCCGCGCCCGACCAGGGGAGTTCTGCAGCCGAGGGATAGCGGGGGCACGCCGTGAAAACAGCCTGGAGACTGGCCTACATCACCACCATCACGGCCGCCCTCGCCGGGCTCGGAGCCATCGCCTACTGCGTCGCCCACAACCGCCCCACCCTCGCCATCGGCAGCCTCGCGGCCTTCCTCGTCGCCGTCATCGCCTTCCGCATGGTCTGGGAGATCGACGTCCTCCACCGCCGCCGCGTGCGCCTCGCCGCCCAGGAGCGAGGCTTCGAAGCCGACCGCGGAGTGTTCGAGCAGGACAAGGAACGCGCGATGCGTGACCTCTCGGACCGGGAACGGGCCATGCGCGACCAGGCCACGATCGAGCGCAAGAACCTGCGCCGCGAAATCGAGGCTGAGCGCGACCGGCTGGAGACCGACCTCGCCAACAAGAAGGCCCTCATCGAGCGCAAGGCGGTCCAACTCGCCTTCCAGATGGCCGAGAACGGCATAGCAGACGAGCAACGACCCGCCGATGTGATCGTGCTGCCCGTCGGCCAGAACGCACCCACCATCATGGGAACCGGCACCACGCACCCATAGCCCGCACCCTCGGGGGGACCATGCTGACCCAGACTCGCCAGAACCTGCAGCCCGTCGAGCTGATCCCCGCCCTCGGATACATCCGCGTCAGCGCATGGTTCGAAGAGAAGATCAGCGACGAGATCCAGAAGGCCTCCATCGAAGACGGCGCCCGCCGCCGAGGACGCCGCATCGTCGCCTGGATCACCGACCTCGACGCCACCGGCCGCAACTTCAAACGCAAGATCATGGAAGCGATCGGCGCAGTCGAAACCGGCGAAGCCGAAGGCGCCCGCGAGATCTGGGTGTGGAAATACTCCCGCTTCGGCCGCAACCGCCACGGCGTCGCCGTCAACCTCGCCCGCGTCGAACAAGCCGGCGGCCACCTCATCTCCTCCACCGAGGAAGTCGATGCCACCACCGCCACAGGCCGCTTCACCCGCGGCATGCTGTTCGAACTCGCCGCGTTCGAGAGTGATCGCATCGGCGAGCAGTGGCGCGAAACCCACGAATACCGGCGCGTCCACGGCCTGCCCGCTACCGGCGGCGAACGCTTCGGCTACCTGTGGCACCGCCGCGAGATGGACAACGGCATCCTCACCGTCCCCGAGAACTACGAGCCGAACCCGGACTCGGCAGAAGCCGTCAAACAGATCTACGAGGACTACGCCCACCACGACGCGTCGTTCCGCGACCTGGCCGACACCCTCAACGACGCCCGGATCCTCAACCCCGGAGCCATCACCGCCGACAGATGGAAGCGGCAGACACTGCGCTACTACCTCGACTCCGGCTTCGCCGCAGGCCTGCTCCATGTCCACCGCGGTGACAAGAACTGCCCGGCAAGTCAACGGTGCCCGCACGTCGTGGAGCACTACGGCTACATCCCAGGCGCGCAACCGCCCATCATCTCGGACGACCTATGGGCGGCATACCGGGAACGCCGAGGCCAGCGCAAGGAGCTCCCGCCCCGGTCCCGTATCCCCCGCTACCCGTTCTCTGGTCTTGCTAAGTGCGGGCTGTGCGGGGGTGCCGCAGTTGCCGCGAACGGTTCAGGTGGCCGGCGCGGCTACATGTACCGCTGCTCGGTCAAGTACACCGAGCCCGAGCTCGGCCGGTGCCGTGGGGCGGTTGTGCCGTCGAAGTGGGTTGAGGCTGAGGTGCTGCGGTGGCTGGGGAAGGCTGCGGTCGAGATCGACCGGAGGCTGCAGGGGACGGTGCTGACGCCGAAGAAGGCCGAGCCGCGCGTTGACTCGCGGAAGCGGGAGCGGCTGGCCGCCGAGGTGACGAAGATTCAGCAGGGCCTCGACCGGGCGTCGACGGCTTACGCGATGGGTGACATGCCGCGTGACAGCTACCTGCGGGTCCGTGATGAGCTCACGGCGAAGCGGGAGCAACTCGACTCGCAGCTCGGCGGCTTGCGGGCCGAGGAACGCGAGGAGTCGAAGACTACGTGGGAAATGCGGGGTGCCGTGGTCCGCAGTCTCCTGGAGGAGTGGGACACGCTTTCGGTGTCCGGCAAGCGGGATTTGCTGTCGAGGGCTGTGACGGAGATCAGGGTGTTTCCGACCGGGATGGAGCCCCGTGTGGTGTGCGTTCCCCGGGAAGGCTTTGTGTTTTAGGCATCATGACGGACAAGGTCGTGCCTAAAGCATGCCTGATGGGCCGTCGGGAGCCTCGCCGCACCGCTTGCTGAGCTCGGCGCAGAGGCCGAGCAGGTCCTTGGCGGTGGTGCGGAGTCGGGCGAATTGGTGGGCGCGCTCGGCGTCGTCGAGTCGGTTGATGTCGGTGTGCTCGGCTGCGGTGAGGTTTCGGTGGGCGGTGATCCAGCGCAGGCCTTCGGAGGGGGAGAGGCCGGGCGGAGGGGATGGATCGTGGTCGTTCACTGTTCCTCGCGAGGGTGGAGCGGAAGCACGTTGTGCGATTGGCATATGACGCTTAGGCATAGTGCCCGATAAGTTGTGGCTTAGCACTAGCTGTTCGAACGTTTGACCTACTCTTTGCTCCTTGATCCAGTTTCATGACAGATCTGACAGTGACAAGATGATCATGGTGCCGCGAGCGTTCAAGGGTGCCAACCCCGCCCGAGCCCTGGATCATCAACCAGCGAATCCAGATTGGCAGCCGGCTCCGCGCCCTGCGAGAGTGGCGCAACCTCTCCCAAGAAGACCTCGGCCTTGCAGCAGGCCTGTCCGCGTACTCCGTCTACCGCGCAGAACACGGCGTCACGAGCCTCAACCTTGACCACCTGATGCGGTACGCGCGCGTCCTCAAAGTGCCCCTGGTGTGGTTTTTCACCGACAACTCAGAACTTCCCGGCGACGACTGATCCAGCACCACCAAGCCGCCTGGGTGAACCGTCGGGAAACGCTGGCCAAGAGGTTGCTGTGAGCCGTGGTGAACCGCGACGCGCACGGCGCGCGGCATCAGCCGCACGCCCCAGTCAACGGGCCGTCAGCCGGTTCCGGTCCGCGGTGTGGCAGGTGCAGTCGCAGCCGTGAACCCGGCCGCTGACCTTGTACACACCGACCGGGCACACGTGGGTGTCGCCTGTGCTGCCGCCCTTGCACTCACCGAACAGGTACCGGTCCGGCGCCTGCCACGTGCGGACGCCCGGCTCCGGGAACGTGAACGGCTCCCGGCACTCGGGGTATGGCGGCCGTGGGGCGGTCACCGGCCACCGTCCTCGCGCTTGGCGACCTCGGCGGCGCGCTGGTAGTCCTCGAAGCGGAGCGGACGCCCCTCCGAGTCGGTGAGGGGTCGGCCGTTCTCCATGACCAGGTAGCCGCCGGAACGGGGGTCGTGCTCCACAGTCCGGCTCACGCTGCACCCTCCAAGGGCAGCAGCAATGCCCGACGCAGCGCCCCGGCATCGACCAGACCATCCGGCCCGTCAGGATCCGGCGGACAGAGCCAGAACAGGCCAGGAGGCTCTATCGTCGTCCAGCCAGGCAAACCGACGTACGCGGTCTCACCGAGGGCCTGAGTACCCGCCACACGCCAGCCATCGGCCGTACCGAGGGGCACCAGGAAGTACAGGCGCGGCGACATGCTGTTCTGATCCCACGCGACAGGTCCCGGGTCCCGCCCGGTCTCGTGGTCGAGGACTTCAAGCGCATCAAGGCCGCGCTGCTGGGGGACGACGATCGCGTCCCACCAGCGTCCGGCCTGAACGGCGCTGATCGTGTTGTCCGGTGGCATCCACACCGGGCGGAGGGGCCTCGTCGCCCGCATCGCGCACTCTCCCTGTGGTAGCTGGTGTACTCACAGGGTGGGTGGATGCCATGCCCTCAACCATCACAGTTTTGTGATGGTTCTTGACACTGGGTTACATGCCGACCCATTGGGCGAAGTTGGAGAGCGTGTCCGGGGCCTGCCGCTTCGCGTTGACCAGCCCAGCCACGGTGTCCCGCACGGACGCCGAGTAGCGGACCTGCTGAGGGGCAAGCTTCCGCGCCTCCAGCAAAGACCTGAACGCGGCGTCCGTGCGGCCAGTCCACAACTGGGCGCGCGCGATCTCCGCCCGGTGATGGGCCGCACGGGACGCGGGCCAGTCTGCGGGCACGCTCACGGTCTTGGCGACCGTCAACGCCTTGGCGTACTCGTCCTGGTCCGTCAGCACGCTCACGCGGTGGGCGACGACGTTGAACGGCCCGAACGACAGCCAGTACACCCGGGACGCGTCGCCGGTCAGGGCCGCGTACCGCTCAGCCTCCACGAGATGCCCCTCCGCGGCGTCGCCGTCACTGGAGCGTGCCGCGAGAACGGCGCCGCCGAGGTGGATCTGACCCGTCACCGCGTCCCGGGCCCGGCTCGGATCGGCCAGCTGCGCCATCGACTCCCCGACCGTGACCAGGCGGCGCCCGGTGCGGTACTCGCCGGCGCGCAGGTAGGCCAGCGCCCGCAGGTACTGGCGGATCGCACCAACCAGCGGATCACTGCCGCGTTCGGCAGCCCACGCCATGCGGTCCAGTGCGATCCCGGACAGGTCTGGGAAGCCGAGCTTCGTGGCGACGTCGTACGCGGTGCGGTACGTCGACGCGAGCGTCCCCCAAGCCTTGTCGGACGGGCGAAGGGCCGCGGCGGTGGTCGCTTCGGCGATCAGCGCCGGGAGCTCGGCGGCGGCCGTCCTCAGGTCGGTGGCGCGCACGAGGGCGCACAACCGGTCGGCGTCCTCCGCGATCTCGGCGGCGCTTCGGGGCTGGATGTCGGGGTCGGCGCCGAGGTCGTAGACATCGAGGGATTCGCGGATGGGCTGGATGAGCTGGTCGAGCTGGTCGGCCTGCAGCTCCACGAGGTAGGGCTGCCCAGTGAGGTCGGTGACGGGCACGGACAGGGCGCGGGCGATCGACGCGATCGCGGCTGGGGTTGCCTGCCGATGCCCCTTCTCGATCTTCATGAGGAGGCTGTAGGAGATGTTGGCTTGCTGCGCGAGACCGGTCTGCGTCAGGTGCCGCAGCTTCCGGATTCGGGCGATGCGCGTACCGGTGTGCTCAAGGTCGGTGGAGGGCATACTGGACTCCGTTCTTGGCTCGACACCTTGAACATACCGAGCGCGCGGGCGTCCGGTAATGGCAATCCGCCTCCTGGACGTGTTCCAGGGGGCGGTTGCGTTTCTGGTGGGGTAGTCGTGCAGGTGCTAACTGGCCGCCGCCCGGCGGCATCTGGCACCCCGTGGCCGCTAGAATTGTGGCGTGCCTGATAGTTCGCGTGACCTGCGGAAAGCAGTCGAGGACGCGAACCAGGCCATCCGCGCACATGCCCGCGGCACCCACGTGTGGACGCAGCTCGCGCACCACCGCCACACCCAGCTCGTCGACGCGTGGCTGCGCGCCGTCGAAGCCCTCCGGGTGCACGGGGCAGACGACGAACCGGAGCCCGAACCCCTCGCCGCGTGACCGACCTATGGCACCCCTCCCATTGACATCCTATGTGAGGGGTGCCATAGTCGTTGTGTCGGGACGGAAGCCCGGCCAACTCGGGAGGACACCACCATGCGACCGCTCACCGCCACCGACATCCTCGACTTCTACGCCAGCCGCGCCGACCTCCTCGTCCTCCGCACCAGCACCGGCGAGTACGACCACATCGACGCCAGCGACATCGACGAAGGCCGCCCCGACAGCTACAACCTCGTCACCCTCACCGACGAGACCGACGCCCAAATCCTCCTCGCCCGCGACACCATCACCGACGGCGAGTGGTTCCCCGACGCCCTCGACGACGAAGGCGATCTCGATCCCGGCGCCGCCAACGACATGGCGTTCATTATCACCAGCGACGGCGTCCTGCAGCGCTGCCTGAAGCGGGCCAACTTCGCGAGCACGGCGTGGACCGAAGCAGCCGAGAAGGCCAACCACTATGCCGCCCTCCGCGCCGCAGCCGTCGCCGAGGTCGTTGACGTCGTCGGCGGCAACCAGTCCGAGGCCGCCCGGCTCCTCGCCCTCGACCAGTCCACCGTCAACCGGCTGGTAAAGAAGGCCCGAGCCGCCGCCGAAGCCGACAACGACCGCCCCAAGGAGTCCACCATGACGTTCACCAGCAGCGACCTCCGCGACCAGGTCACCACCGCGACCGATGCCAGCGATGGCGAGTACGACGTCGACGCGATCGTTGAGGCCATCATCGAGCGCCATGGCGCGGTACCGGTGGACGACCTGGACAGCGACGAGTTCTGGGGCATCGTCATGGAGCACGCGAAGTAGCCTCCTGGGAACGCAAAGAGAGCCCCCGCCGCCCGTCCGGCCGAAGCCAGACGAACGACGGGGGCTCGACGCCCAGGTCAGGGAGCGTTGCACGGCTGCGGAACCAGACTACGACAGAGCCTGCCGGGGCCGGACTTGAACCGGCGACCTCGGTTTCAACTTCTTACGTCCCGGGACCGCGCTCTGAACTCTGCTGAGCTACCCGGCAGGCATCACCAGACTACGCGTCAGGCGCCGATCAGCGCGGCGAGGTCCGCGGGGGTCACGTCGCCCGGTTCGCGTCCGTCGGTGAACAGGTGGACGCCAGCAGCCTGGTAGGCGGCATCAGTCAGCTGGCTGCAGATCATCGAGGCGCGGGACGCCATGACGTGCTTCGCCCACGGGATCCGCAGGCGGAAGTGCCACAACGCCAGCGCGAAGTAGTCCGCGGCCGAGTACGGCACCCCTATGAACGACCGGGCCGCGCCGACGATGACCGCTCGCTGGGCCTCCGTCAGCTCGACGTACCCCGTCGACCACGCGACCGGACGGCCCGCGTACTCGTCGAGCCCGGCCAGGCGCGCGCCGCCCGGCTCCGCCTCCACGATCTGACCGTCGCCGAGGTACACCCCGGCGTGGTCCCAGTGACCGAACCGGGAGCCATTTGCCCACTCCCCGAGCGAGATGAGGAACCCGACCTGCCCGGAAATCGACGTGACGAAGAAGTCACCCGGCAGCGGCTGAGACGCGGTCACGCCTTCGCCGGCGGAGTCGGCGGCACCACAGGCGCGGGCTCGGCCTCCAACTTCTTGATCTCCGCGTGGATCGCCACGATCGCCGCCGCAGCCGCCGCAGACGCCCCCGCCGGCACGACACCCGTGACGGCGTGCTGCCACCACCACAGGTCATCAGCGACCGCCAGACCCCGGTTCTTCGGGTCCTGCAGCGCCAGGTTCGCGCCCTGCTGGGCCGCGTCGATCAGATCCTGCTTCGTGAACTGAGCCATGGGGTCGACCTCCGGTCGAGGGTATTGGCCGAAGTCCGGAACCTCGGCCGTGTCGTAATCAGCACCACCAGACAAGGTCGTGCCGCCAGGCTGCTGGATCGTCGCGTACGGAACCCACACGCCCCCAGACCACGCCACCGTCTGCCACAGGAACGGAATCCCCGCCGCGTGCGCGCCTTCGATGACCTGCACACCGCCGTACACGCCGACGCGCGAGACGCCGAGCTCGGACATGACGCCCTGGAAGTATGGGGCGACCTGCGGCCATGTCGTGTCGGTGTCGACGGCGAAGTAGATCGGCATGTCGGCGGGAAGGCCCACGCTCACGCACTGCGCCTGCGCGGCTTGGGCGTCCGCGACACCAGCCGCGTGACCGTTCAACGGGGTCGTGCCCGTCGACTCCCACACGACGACGATCCCGAGACCCGCCGCCGGATAGTCGTGAACCTCCGCCGCGGTGAGGTTCTTCGTCGGATCCGGCGAGAAGTACCGCGCCACCCAGTGCGCGCCTGTCGCCAAGATCTGTGCCACCGTCGGCGTGTCCCACGCGATGTCGATACCGATGACGCTCATGCCGCCGCCTTTCCAGCTGCCGCTTGCAGCATGTGGTGGTGGATCGCGTCCACGCGTGCCCGCGCCTCCGCGGCGACGAGCGGGTCGCGGACGATCGTGGCCTGGTTGTCCTGCTTGGTCTCTCCCGATCCGGACCAGTTCGTGGAGCCGGTCACGACGTCGATGCCGTCGACGATGAGCAGCTTCATGTGCATGATCGCCCCGCGCTCGGAGCGGCCAACCGCGACCGAAGCAGACGGGTACGCCTCCGCGGCGAGGAGCTTTCGCTCATGCACGCCACCGGCCTGCGAAGAGTCCAGCGTCAGCTGCACGAACACGGATGGGTCGGCGAGCTTGGCGTGGATCGCATCCGCCAGCTCTTCGTCGTCGAATCCGTAGAGAGCGACGATCAGCGACGACGTGGCGGACTGGACCAGATCCATGAGCGCCCCGTGGACGTCGTCCACCGGGGAGTACAGGCTTCTGAGGATCGACGGGTAACCCGGCGGGTACCCGCCCGTCTTGTGCTTGTCCAGCAAGGACAAGTCGGAGAGAGCCATGCGGACCTCCAAGGGTGAGGGTGGGCATGAGAAAGCCCCGGCCATGGGCGCGGGGCGGGGTGGTTCAGGGCTTGAGGTCGTCGAGCTGCTGGCGGAGTTGAGCGAGCGCCCTGTCCTGCGCGCTGAGGACGGCGTCTTGCGCCGCGAGGGCCTTGTCCTGGCGGGCGAGCGTCTCGTCCTGCTCGCTGAGGTGCTCGTTCATCGCCCCGAACCGCTGACCGGCCTTCAGCAGCAGGACGGCGACACCGGCCAGGCCGACGAGGATCGACACCCACGCCGCCAACGGCATCTGGCCCGAGGCAGCGGCGGCGGTCACTCGGGCTCCGCAGGCGCTGGGACGCCGAGGTGGTCGGCGACGGCAGCAATCAGCCGGCGCACCTCCTCGACGTCCTCGAACGTCTTCGCCGAGCGGGCGTCGTTGGCCTCGTTCTGCAGGTTCTGGCCCACCATCAACGCCGGTAGGAGCACTAGCTGGACGTAGTTCTGGCACACCCAGGTGATCAGCAGCACGAACCCGAACGTGAGGAAGTAGGCGGGCACGATCGGGACGTGGATGCCCATCTGGTGCAGCGTCGCCGGGAGGCTCAACAACGACAGCACCGTGAAGATCCAGAAGCACGACATCGTGCCGACGTTCCGGGTGATCCACAGCGCCAGGGACTTGTTGAACCGCTGGTAGCGGGTCTCAGCGGCAAGGTGGTCGACCGTGGCGACGTGGACCGCCTGGCCCAACTTGGTGAAGCCGAAATGCGGCCGCGCAACGACGTCATCGAGGGCGTCGGGCATGATGCCTCCGGGCATGGAGAAGCCCCGCACGATGGCGGGGCGGTGAGGGTTGAGGGTTCAGCGGGGGCCGGTCGAAGTCGCTGGCGTGGCACGGGGCTTGGCCGGATGCTTGATCCCGCCGCTCGTCACCGCAGTCTGCGACGGTGCCGGGGTTGGGGCCGGCGAGGGTGTGGTGCCGGTCTCCGTGCACGAGTAGCTGGTCGAACCGGACGAGGTCTGGGTGCACGTGTACGTGTGCGTGACCCCGGTCGCGTCAGTCCACGACCACGTCCACGACGACGGCGCAGGCCCAGCCGGGCCCTGAGCTCCGGTCTGGCCGGGACTGCCCTGAGGTCCAGCGGGGCCCGCGGGTCCGGTGCTCCCGACCCCAGCGGCGCCCTGAGCACCTGTCTGGCCAGTCTGCCCGGGGACGCCTTGGGCTCCAGTCTGGCCAGTTTTCCCTGTCGGCCCGGCCGGACCTGTGGGCCCGACCACGCTAGCCCCCGGCGGCCCGGAGGGTCCGGCAGGCCCGGGGACGCCCTGAATGCCCTGCATCCCGGGAACGCCCTGGACGATCTGCCCCGGCGGCGGCGCGGATGGCTGCAGCCCGTGCTGCTTCAGCTGGTTCTGCGTCGTTTGCAGCGCCGAACTGAGCTGCCCGATCGCGGTCGCTTCGCTCTGCTTGTCCTGCTGCAGCTGCACGTTGGCGTCCGCCGCGGACCGGAGCGCGATCACTGCGAAGCCGACCGCGAGCAGCCCCAGCAGCAGACACCCGAGGATCACCATCGTGGAGCGGCGCGGCGCCCTTGGGCGGATCGAATCCACGGTCACTAGTGAGCCCCCTTCAGCGTCCCGTAGGCCGTCACGACGAGCGTCAACACCGCTGCCACCGCGAGGATCACGGCCGCCCACCTGCCGACCGTCATCGCGGGCCGCTGCTCCAGTGCTTCATGCCGGTGCTCTAGGCCCTCCATGCGCCGCTCCAGGGTCTGCACCTCGCGGTCGCGGGCGCGCTGGTCGGCCCGGTACTCGCCGAGAGGGACCGTGCTTGCCTCAAGGCGCGAGATGCGTTCGTCGAGCGCAGCGTGTTTGACATCGCTGCGCTGCACGTGATCCCGCATGCTGCGGTAGAGCTCACCTGCAGTCGGCTCATCGGCCACGTCGCCCCCTTCGTACACGGGCGGTCAGGGGGTGGATCAGGTGAAGACTGCCGGGCTCTGAGTGAAGTCGGCCTGGTACGACTCGTCGGTGACGAAGTCCTTCTGCAGCGTGATCGTGGTCCCGGTAGGCCACGCCAGTGCCTTGACTGCCTCGCCGAGCTGCAGCACGAGATCGTCGGTGATGCCGTCCGCGCCCACGAGGATCATCTGGGACACGTTCGCCCCGAATGCGATGTTGAGCGTCCACTGCGTGTTGTTGCCTGTGCTACTCACGGTTGATGGCCTTTCGGCTAGGCGTGGACCCAGATCACGGTCATGCCGGTCCCGGTTCCAGAGGTGGTCAGGCTGCTGCCGGAGGTCTGGTTGACGCCGACTTCGACGTAGTCGGTCGTGCCGTTCAGCTGCACCAACGCCACGCACTGCAGCTGTGTGCCGTTGCCTGCAGCGGGGGCCAGGCCGACAACGATGCCGAGCGGCACGTTGGTGCCGTTCTTGTTGACCTGGCAGATGCGGTTTCCGGTCGCGTTGCCGCCGAGCCCGACAGACCCGATGACGAGGTAGTAGCCCGACTGCTGGGCGGTGTACCGGCTGTTGTTGGTGGTGTTGGAGTGTCCTGCGTAGGTGTCGAGGACGCTCGTGTCGATGGCGATCGCCGTAGAGCCGCCGCCGGTTGTGATGGACTGCGTGGCGGTCTGGTAGCCCTGGAATACGGGCGGGTTGAAGGCGAACGTCAGCCCGTTGTAGACGTTCGCGTTCCACAACGTGCTGGTGATGAGGTTCCCGGGGACTTCGGAGGCGGGCGTGGGCAGTGCGAGCGGCACGAAGCCTCCCTGGACATGCGGAAGGCCCCGCTGGACGGCGGGGCCCTCAACGGGTGGTGGTCAGTAGGAGAAAGCCACGGAGCCGAACACCGCGCTCGCGTCGTAGGCGGACGCCGACGTCACCCCGGACGGCAGGGGTTCGCACACCGTGTCCCCGCTGTTGTGGGACTTGGTCGTGTTGGCCTGCAGGGTGATCGTGGCCGTCGACCAGCCCGATGTCGTCGCGCTGACCGACTTGACAGTGACGGTCTCCTGGTTCGCGGTGCCCAGGCCGAGGACGAGCTGCTGCCCGAACCCGATCTGCGCCGCCGCGGGGTTCGTGTTGTCCGCACCCGCGTGAATGATGAACGAGCCCACACCCGAACTGATCGACGCGTTCAGCGTGGTGTGGAACGACGCGAAGATCCCGTAGGGCGTGAGATCGACCGGGCTGCACTGCAGCGTGAGGAATGCCTCGCCGCCGTCGTCGTTCGTCCACTGGAGGTTCTCGACGAAGCAGTCAACCGTGATGGGCGGTGCGCCGGGCGGCCTGCGGTTGACCCGGATCCGCATGCCCAACTCCAGAGACAGGCAGACAGGCCACATCGAAGGGTTCGCCGACGGGTGCAGCACCATCGTGCTGATGCGAGTCGCGGGCTGCTTGTACCTGCTGAGCAGGTAGTCCGCCGCCGACTGGCACTCCACCGTGCTCGAAGCGTTCACAGTCCGCGTCATCGTTCGAGGGAAATACTCCTGCTGCGACGTACTGTCCTGCGCGGTCAACACCTGGTTGCTGCTGGCCTGCGTCACCTGGACGATGTTGCCGAGGTGCGTCGGATCGTAATCCAACTGAGCGTTCTCGTATGGGATTTCGCCCGAGCCGGTGTTCTCACCGAAGACGTACACTGGCGTCGTCGCGTTGTAGCGGGCTGCCCTCGACTGGAACGTCACCGTGCCGTCCCGGCCGATGAAATGCTGGCCATTCTCGGTGTCCACGACCGCCTGCAGGGCGCTCAACGCGTCCTGGCCGGACGTGGCCATGGGGCCCATCGACGTTGTCTGCCCGGCCTGGAGGTTCGTCAGCCCCGTGTATCCGGCGTAGCCGAGGATCCGCGAGTACCGCCGGTCCGTGCTGTCGCCGGTGAACGCTGACAGCCACGCCCCGTAGAGAGAGGCCGTGTCCGATGTCGCCAGCGCGAACGGGAACTCGGCAGCGAAGGACATGTCGCCCTTGTAGTTTCCGAGGGCGTAGTTGCCGTTCTGCGAGTCGATGTACGCGCCGAGGCTGTCGCTCTTGAGGTTCTGTGCAGTGTTCGCCGTGGTGACGCCGCTGTAGACGTTGTAAAAGCTGTCCACCTGGATCAAGAACGTCCCGGCCGCGTTCGAATAGGACAACTGCGCCAGGTGCCAGTTCGAGTCGCAGACGTTCACGCCGGACGTGTAGACGTACACCGGCGATCCAGCCGGGCCGGCCATGGCGATCCCGAAGGCTCCCGTGTTGTCGATCTGCCAGTACAGGACCGAACCGCCGGGCCCACCGTTGGCGGCACGGACCCCGTCGAAGCAGGTCCACAGGTACGCAGTCCCCGTAGGCGTCGGCCCGGTGTACCGGAACGCCAGGATGCGGCTCCATGCCGTCGTTGGATTCGCCGGGCCCGTGATGCCCGCCGAGGTGAGGCTGATGAAGCTCGCCGCCTCGAAGGCATTGACCCCCGGGTTCGGGTTGCTGATCGTGACGACAGTGTTCGAGGAGCCCGTGTACACGCCGGTAGGCGACGCGGCCGTGACCTGGTTCCCGAACGTCAACGATCCGGCGCCGAGTTTGGCGTTCCCCACGGGTGCCGGTGGGTTGTTGCCCGTCAGGTCCGCCGCGTAGGAAGAGTTGCTCGGGTCGCCGAGGGTGTAGACGAACCTGGGGGTCCGGGCGTTGATCTCCTGGGTGAGCGCGTCATCCAGTGTCACCTGCGACAGCAGGGCCATCGCGTCCACGCCGGTCGGCTGCACCGTGCCGTAGGTGCCGCCCATGTCCCACTGGGACGGCCAGCGCTCGAAGAAGCCCGCGAACCAGGGGTACCAGACGCCGGGGCAGGCCCACGATGACGGCGTCGCGGCCTTTTCTGCCTGCCAGCCGTCGATCTGCACGTTGCACGTCGCCGCTGGCGCCGCGTGCACGAGGAGCCCGATCAGGACCTCGGCCGTGGTCGGGTCCATCGTCGCCGTCACTGTGGCGGGCGTCCATGCGGCCGTAGTGCTGCCGGTCAGCGTGACGGGCGAGCCGGTGGTGAGCGTGATGGTGTTCAGGCTCGTGTTGAGGGTGCACGTGAACGCCTGGACCTGGACGCTCGTCGACGCGGTGACGTTGCGGACTTGCAGGGTCTCCGAGTAGGTGGTGCCGACCTCGGCGGCGACCTGCCGGGTGTAGCAGATGTACGTTCCCGCACTGGTGCCAGATGGCACGTTGAACTGGAAGACGCTGCCGCCCTGCCACGCGGACGCGGTGGCGACGATGCTGCCGCCCGTCACGTCGCTGGCAGAGTAGATGGCCGCGCTCGCCGGGATGCTGCCAGCTGAGGCGCCGCCGAGGTCACCGCCGGTCGCCTGGATCTGCGTGAGGAGGTTCCGGGTCCGTGGCCACTGCGCGCGCTTCTTGTACGGCTGGTAGGGGCGGATGCTGCCGTAGTACGGCCCGGCGGCGTTGAGCGGGTCGAGTATCCCGTCCAGGTTCTCCAGTTCGATGGACGCTTCGCCGGAGCGCACCTGGTCGACTTCGTACTGCTTGCCGCGGTTAGCCGAGGACTGCTGGCGGGTCCGGTTGGTGATCTCGACGTAGGAGTCGATCGGGACGCTTCCACCGTCAGCGGTGGCCCATGGCGCCCAGCCCTCTTCGAGCAGCGGCCAGTTGATGTTGAAGGGTCCGCCGACCATCGTATTGACGTGCTGCAGTGTCGCCGCGTTACCCGCGACCTCGGTTGCGGTGGCGGAGGTGAGGAACTGGAACTGGACCCCGGTCGCAGCCCATGTGTACGCGGACGAGTACAGGTTGGTCCAGGTGAAGCCGTCCGCGCTGACGTCGGCGTAGAAGACGCCGCTGGCCTCGCGGATCCGCCACCAGCCGTAGGCGTTCGGGTCGAACGTGGTCGCCAACTGGGTGGTGACTGTGGTCCCGGCGGTCTGCAAGGTGAAGTTGAAGACGTTGGATTGCAGGCGCATCGCCACACTGTTGTTGGCATCAAGCAAGACCTTGAACGCGGTGTTGGTGTGCCCGCCGCCGTTGGCGACGGGGCCGACCTCGGCGTAGATGCTGCTGCCGGTGGCGTCGTACAGGTTTGTCGACCCGAACGTGTTGGTAGTGGATGCGACGGTCGGCTGCGCAAGCACCACGAGGTCGTTGACCTGGTCGAGCGTCGCCACACCAGCGGTGACGTTGTTCCACAGCGTGGTGTTGATCGACGTGCCGGTGAAGCCGTCGATGAGCGTTGCGATCTTCGGGTTTGCCACCGGACACCCCTACCCTGGTGCCCGGTGGCACCCTCGCTGCTACTTCTTGGCGCTCTGGTATGTCTGGCTGTTCCGGCCACCACGCTGCAGGTTCAGCTTCTCCAGCAGGTCACGCAGTTGACGTTCCGCCACGACCGTGCCCGCGACGTTGATGTTCACCACCTGGCCGCCCCCACCAGCAGCGGCACCCCCGTAGCCTGCGCCGGCCATCGCCAACTGCCTGCCGCCGCTCACCCCGAGCGCCACGCCCGGGCTGCCGAAACCGGTCACGGCACTGAGCGCCAGGTTGGTCGAGGCACTCGTGACCTGCTGCTTGCCAGCCGTGATGCCGTTGACGAGACCCTTGGTGACGTTCACGCCGATATCGTGGAACACCCGCGACGGGGAGAAGATCCCCAACACCTTCAGCACCGGCCCCGGCACGACCGACTTGATGAAGCCGGTGATCGAGCTGGCGATCCAC